GCAACCTTGCACGCGTCCCACCATTCGATCTGGATAAACGACTGCGTACTGCTTACCCATTGGTTATGGTGTATGCGCTCGAATTCGTTGGGTAACAGCTGCTGGGCTTCCGATTCATAGTAACTCGTAGTTTGCCACGGCAAGCGCGGCGTTGTATTCCACATGGCGAACGAACGCCCATTCGCATAGAACGGATACTCACTGCTGATGCGGTTCTCGTCTTTAACCAGTCGCTGGAACAGCGGTTCGAGGATCGGGCTTTCGCCTGAGTAGCCTGCGTAAGAATCAATCCACCGTTGCGCTTTGCCAGTGAGCAAGGGGGACAGCTTTGTTTCGGTCCACATCAATTGGCTTGCCGCGTGTTTGGCAGCATGCAGTTCGGTGTATTCCACCATGTGATCCGACCCTCCGGCCTCCCCTCCAGGGTCAACCGGCACGGCCTCAATATTTGCGCCATTGCTAAGGTGAGTGATCAGGTACTTGTTGACATTGAACTGAGCGCCCAACTTCTGATTCATCTGCAAACAGGTGGTAATCGAATCGAATACACGGCTGGCCGCCTGCTTCAAGTCGTTCGCCACAATCCGAAACTTGCCGCGTTCCGTGTTCAGCGCCCGCCACAACACCACTGCGCCCGCAATCGTTGATTTGGCTGACTTTGCGATGTCCGACCACAGCACTAAGTCGTACTTGAAATTGCCGTCTGTATCAGTTGCCAGCGCTTCTTTGAGAGCCGCGATCTGATGGGGATACAGAACCATCGGGCCGTTGAGTTCGGGAATGTAGAATTCCGACTGTATCCAGTCGACAATCGGACGCTTAGCGGATTGTGCCGACTTCGCAGCACGCCGCCGTTTGACCTCTTGCCATGCCTCAGCGTACAGCGCGTCAACCGCCTGACGGGAAAGTGTCACAAGCCCCCGTGGGATTCGTCCTTGTCGGATAACGCGGACTCGACATCGGCAATCGCTTTACCAAGCAAACTGTCAGCCGGGATATTGAGCGTCTGGGCTTCCTTGCGCCAATCAGCAATCTCAATCTGTGTGGTCAGCAGTTTGTGATACTTCGCCAGGTCACGCAGCGCCTCGTGTGCGCTGTACAACTCGAATTCCGTGGTTTCGACTTGCGAGTCGTCTTTGGTCACGGTCACATATTTTATCTTTTTAACAAGGTGCAATTTGCCGTTGGAGGCGGCCTGACGCAGGTCAACCGATAATGAATCGGGATCAATGAAATCGTCCATTGTGCCACCGGCAATGTCAGACAGCCGAGCCAGCACCTCATCGGCGCCCATTGTTCGCTGGCGAAGTTTAGCTTCAATCGCCTTTTTAATTAGAGGTTTTTGTAGGTTCTCTCGTGCCACCGCACTGAGCGTTAAATATTCGCCTTTGTACCCGGCTGCTTGCGCGGCCCGAACGCCGTTCATGCCGTTCTCTAAATAGGCCGCAATGAATAACCGCTGCTTGCCAGTGAGCGCCCGCGTTCTTTTACGTTGCATCCTGATTAACCTGTGCCGCCTCGTGCAGCCTCACCGTTTGCCGGTACTCCTTTTCACGCGCGATCAATTCAACGAGGCCCACCGCGTCGTGATACTCCTCCAGAAGCGGCGGCGGCAAAATGTCGCGGCTGACCTTTTGTAGAGTCTTGGCCCGCTCGATTACCGATTGCGCCTCGCGCTCAAGGCAGTTCAGCGCCACATCGGCCAGTGCCGGAAAATACCAAGTCGGAGTGTTCATGGCGTCGATAAATGCCTGTCTAAGAAATAGCGAGTTAAATTAGCTTGCGTATCCAATAATTGCAGTGCTCTCAAGGAGGCAATTAAATCATCAGGGTCAAGTTCGCGTGTTGTGCTGTCATCATAATGCACCACGATACCAACTACTGGATTAGATTGTTGGTCAAGCTTGTCAAGCAAGTCCTGTATCAGTTGTCTGCCCTTGGTGTCCATAAGCTCATTATAACCCAAAAACGCAAACGCCCAACCTTTCGATTGAGCGCTTGCATGTACACTCTGCGGCCATCAGTACCACTCGGCCTATGAGTTCAGCGCTCGGTTGCCCTCCTGAACCGCCTTATCATGGCCTCACTGCTTTACGGGCGAATGAAGAACGGATAAGGATAACGCTTCATTTCCGGTGGTCCGGGCCGCGCCGTAGTAATCAGCGTTACATTGCAATCATTCTACCACAAAACAGTTAACCCGTCCACGGGAGTAGGCGGGTCAACCAAACGGAGGCAACGACACACGAGCGATAGAATACCGCAGTGGAGGACGGTTGTCAAATGGCGGGCGATTATCCCCCACTGAGCAGCAGCGGCATAGGATCACCAGCATAGCCGCGTTCGATTTGCGGGATCAGCACTTCGCCAACCGTGCGACGTTGCGGATCGCCGGGCGCTTCCAGTTGCGCCAGAAACGCCTGATCGAGCGTCTCGATGCCACTCTGAACCGACTCCAGCTTAGCCTTGATTACCAGCAGCAGCGACCGCCAACGCTCCTGGACCGCCTGCTTGTACGCGCGATCCATCTCGTCAGGTGAGCGTTTAGTTCGTGCGTGTTGATTAACGCCCTTGAATTTCATATCAGCGAGGTCGGGCAGTGGGACCGTGAACCGAATATTACGGTTGCCAACGCGAAAGCCCAGTTGAATAGCATCGTCCGTTTCGAGCGTGCCAATAGCTTCGGCCTTGTAGCGCTTTAAGGTAGTCCTGATTTCGGTGAACGTGCGCTCAGTGCTCACCGTGGTTCCCTTAGCATATGTCATGATCGTTTCGCCTCACCCCATACATTACGCCCGATCTTGCCCCACTCATCTGTGACATTGCCCTCCAGCCAGCGAGTCGGCCTGTCACGTAATGCCACGTCGCTGTCAAGTTTGGCACGCGCCCTGGCAAGTTGTGACGGTTTGTTCGTGACGCCAACCGTTAATTCCGTGCCATTCGATTTGGCAAACGCTACCAGTGCCGTTTCCTCCTTGTTGGCAGTTGTGACAAGTTTGGCAGTTGTCGGTTTCTTTGGCTTGCCATAACTGAATGTGTACAGCAGTGTCGAAAGTGGCAGGAGTGCCGGGATAAAGAATATCGCGCTGTCACGGATGAGTGTCACAAGCGGTATCCACTCAGCACGCACGCCCGCCGACACTGCCAACGCTGGCACGTGCTCAATCATGTAGATCATCTGTAGCAGATAGGTGAATCCGGCAAACGTGGCAAACGTGGCATATTTGGCACGACTGCGTTCGCCAGATCGCAGTTCGGAACTTGTCACAATCTGACCGAGGTCCACGGCAAACGCGATCAGCGCACCTGGCACTAGCCATGCCAACCACTGCCAGGTGAACTGGATTGGCTCAATACCGCCGAATAGAGTGGCAAGTGTCCAACTTGAGTGGATAAATGCCGCCGCGCCGGTTGCCGTGACGAGCGGTTGTGCCAACATCAGCCTGATAAATGGCATACGTGACAAGAAGGTGGTCATATCGACTGCTCCTCGTCATATGGCACGCCCGCGTTAGTCGCCAAGATCGTAATCAGTTCAGCCGGTCGCATCAGCAACCGGATCGCCTCGTCTTTGGTTTCCAGTTCGCGCTCTAACTCCGCATTCCGTATCAACACCGCGCGCACGTCCTCGACGAACAGCGCCGTCGTGCCGCGCTGGTGCTCTGCGGCCACGGCGAGCATGCTTTTGATGCGTTCAATTGCTTGTTGTGTTATAGTTGTTGACATACAGTTTTCTCCCTGTTGACAGTGCCCGGATCGAAAGTGGTCCGGGCATTTGATTTACGGTTAAACGCTACTTTGCTTTCGGATGGATCGCCCGGATATTGCGGTACGGATTCCCTTTGCTGTTCAGCTTCTTGGACAACTCGTAATCCACCGTAGCCGGGAAGTCGTACCGCGTAGCCAGTTGCATCGCGTCCACGTTCACCAGCGCGTACACCAGTTCCTTGTCGGCGTCGCTTTTTAGATAGAACATGGCATATTGTGCCTGTTTGCCATCTTCCAGCACCGGGTACAGGTCGATTTCCACTTTGCCGTCTTTCGCTGTAACCTTCTCGATCTGGTTGATTTCGGCATGCTGAATACCGCCGGTTTGCTGAACATCTGGATCGAATGACTTGACCGGGGATGGAGCCGGGGCCGGGGTGTTTTGCGGCAACGCTGACCCTGGAGGGACAGTCGGCGGCGCATTCGTTGGCCCAACCCGCCGGTCAGCGGTTGACGGTGCCTCATTCGGTGTACGGCTCGATGCGTACCGCCCGCCGTCGCCCAACAGGGTATCCAGTACCGTCTCCAATCGTTTCACGCCGTCACTGACCATCGAGGAACGCACGGTCAGCAACACCTCTACGTTGTACTGCTTGTGCCACACTTTGACGGTTGCCGAGAACGGCGCTTCGGCAAGGTTGTCTAGGTTGGCGTTTACCTGTTGCGCGGGTGTTGGTTGCGGTTCGGTTTTCACGGTCGACTCCTCTGGACTGACGTAATCGGTTTCGTCGCCAACTTCCTCCTCAGCTTCTTTCGTTGGTTGTGCCGTCTTTGGATTCTTGTCAATTTTGACAATGAACGCCGCGATCTTCTTTGCCCAAAAATCGGCGGGATTCTTGTCGAACAGCGGCCTCAGTTCAGCCGTGCCGCACGCCGCTTGCAGGATCGCCTTCCGTTTGCCAGCGTTCGCGCCCGGTGCCAGTTCGTCTAAAGTCGCACTGATTTGCATCTCGAAATCGGCATACGCCGCGTCGATGTCAACTTTGCCGGTGTCGTTGCGCGGGAAGTACGTATCTAACTCGGTGTTCGCTTGATTTTGTGAAGTCATCTCGATTAATCCTTTTTAGCCCGGCTACCGCCGTTTTTCACTGTGAACAATTCGACCAGCGCCTTCCGAGTTATCCCCTGCCGCGCTGCCGCCCTGACCACTGACGGGTTATCCGCGAGTAACCGGCGCACAATCGCGCCGAATGAGCCGCGCTCCCACGTCATCCCGTATTCGATGGCCGCCGATTTCAGCAGCACCTCGACCGGCTCAGGAACGATAAACTGAACCAGTTCCTTGCCGATGCCGTCTTTGCCTGTTTCCCACTTTGCCATGATTACTCCTTAATTACGCGGCGGCTGGATGCTGCCGGTATATTCATCAATGCGTGCAACGACATTTTCCAGCGCGTCGGGCAGATTTGATCCTAAGAATACTTCATCTGAGCGGCCAAATTGCTGCATAATCCAACCGCGCCGCCCATCCTCTTGCCGATAACCGCGCCAAACGCGATACGACTGCCTATGCAGTGCGCTATACTCCGCCACCATCCCTACAAGCTGTTTACGTGTAATCCGTGACATTTTAATCTCCTATTCCATCGCTACGCGGCTGATCCCGCGTGTTACCTGCCGACTCTGTATCTTGCGCACGTTGAATTCGGCGCGCCGCTCCAACCGCGTCGCCTCGTTCACCGACCACACGCCCGAACCGCCTCCCAGCGACCGGATTAACATGGCGGTAATCGTGTCCTGGTTCGCTTTGCTGATTAACATTTGCTTCGACATCTGGTTGATCCTTCTTGGTTGATTTCACTATCATATATCATAAACGAGCGTTTGTCAATAAGCAGTTTTTAAAACTGGTCTAGCGGAGTATAATTACTATCTATCGAAATAGAAAAGCCCGACGCGGTTAACGTCGGGACTTTAAGCCCTGAATTGGAGGGCATATGACAGAGTCTAATTCAAACCTGCCTGTTCGTCAACCCGGACAATCGATGTTTGCCGGGTTAAAGCCATCTGGCGACATGTCCAAACCAGAGGCGTTGACATCTATAAATCAAATCAACAACAAACTGACAGCCATTGAAGGGCATCTAAGTCAAATACGGCGCTTAGTTGTTGAACTGAACGAGCGCAAAGGTTGGAAAGCGCTTGGCTATACTTCGTTTCGTGAATGCGCTGAAGCTGAGTTTGGAAAGTCAATGCGAACCATTTACAACATGCTTACTTCGGGAATTGTTGAGCGCAATGTTTTTCCGGACTCGGAGAATTTTGCAGAGTCTGCAAACATACACCCGGTAATACCTGACGTGGTAGCAAAAGAACTGAAAACGCTTGAACCCGCCGATCAGAAAGCCGTTTACGAGTTTGCCGTTGCGACTGCGCCTGAAGGCAATGTGACGGCACGGTGGGCAAAGGCGACCAGGGTTGTTTACGAGCAAGCTAAGCTGACGGGCGGCTATGTGGACATCGGCAACGGAGAGAGTACAGCATTAGAAGCTGCTGTCGCTCAAGAAGCACATGAAACAATGCTCCGCCAGAAACAGCATATTGCCGAGAGCACGAGAAAGAAGATTAAAATCTATAGCGGGCGCGGATTTGTACGCGATGACGGGCTTATCCGGCCTATGGATGACGATCAACCTGTCCCGTTCGGGCACTACGTAAAAATAACAATATACGAGGAGGATGAGGAGGAAGATACAACCATCTGACAAATTGGTTGTTGACACGCCGCGCAATATGATATATGATTGTGCGTATCGTATGTCACTCTAAAAAGGATCAACGTATGGATTACGCGATCACACTGTTACCCGGCGGCAAGATAATCCGCCTGTCAACTGTACACTACTGGTGTACGGTTAGCGCGGCCTGGTGGGGCGCGCGCACGGATGCACAGCGCACGGCGTACGCCAACGGGCTGACGGCGAAGAATGCACACGGGATCGCGCAAACGAGCGTGCAATGTGGCGCGCGGGCGTGGTCGTTTCCGATGGGAGCGTGGCTCAATGGCTGACAAACCGTTGAAAGTACACGTCCGTTTGGTGAAGATCGTACCCGGCCCGGCGTTTCTCGGCTGGCGGCGTATCGTGTTGTTTGAGGGCGTTCGCAGTACAGATGAAGTGCAACAAACCGCTTACGTCTGGTTACGCGCCTTCATCAACACGCACGACGTTTACATTCCGGGTGACCCAGTATATGGACCGGGAAGGCTGTCTGACATATTCCCCGCTGATCATCACATCGGATCGCCGTCGTATCAGGTCGAGGTGAGCTATGTCTGAAAAGCTCAGCAACACCTTCGTCGGCACGATGCGACCGCGCGAATACGCGGCGTACCAGATTGCGATTGCGGCGGGGCTGGAAGTCAAAGCGCGAATTGAGAAGCGCAAACAGCAGGAAAACAGTGAGCGCCCGGTGAATGCCGAGCGCCCGCCGACTTCTGATCAACTGGGATGTCTACTCAATAAGTAACCTCCCTGAATTCCTGAGGGCCAGTTATCTGGCAACGAAAAGCGTAACGCTAAACGAAAAGGATTGCAATGGGAAAACACGCAACTATCAAAGCGCTAGAGCCAGTGTACATAACGCTCAGCGACCGAACCAATCCCGACCTGGGGAACTTTCTCAAAATCAGCATGAGCGAACAACTGTTCATCAACGCGCTGTCATACTTTGGAAAAGACTTGCCAACGCCGGTATGCGAGTTTCGATTCAATCGACCGGCAAAGCACCGCGCCGATTTCGCGTGGATGGAAGCGTGGCTGCTTGTCGAATGTGACGGCGGTACACACAAGCAGGGCGGCGGACGGCATGGCGGGGACGCTGACCGGGTGAAACTGAACTTTGCCGCCATCCTCGGCTATCGCGTGTTACGTTTCAGCACCGACATGCTGCAATCCAATCCTGAAACGTGTATCCAGGTGGTGAGTAAAGCGCTTGCTTATGGCAATCGCTAGAAACGAAAACGCCGCCGGTAGAAGGATCAAAACTCCGGTAGCGCTTCCGACTTCACCCAAACATACGAACCACGTTTAGAATACACGTAAATCGTGAAACTGTCAACCGAGGATTAATCCTCATAATTGAGCTTATCGGAAGGAACCAGCATGGACGTTGAACCAATCGGATTTTTGAGAGCGATAGAACATTCTGATAGCGCATGGGTCGTCACCGCCATGCGTCGCAATTATGGACGCCATCGCACGATAGTCATCGAACGAATGGACAGTCATTTAGCAAATGACACGACCTGGTTCATGCGCGTATTCAACAAGGGGCTACTTATGTACCAGCGCCCAGGAATCGCCACTGTCTACGATGCAATTGCCCAGGCTGAAGATTGGATAACGCGACACCCCCACCCCGATGAAGAACAGGAGGCGCAGTGAATACAAAGGGTCTAGGAAAACGCGAAATAGCCCTGCTCCGTGAGTTGCGCAAAGCTCCACAAACATATACCTGTTGGGATCGTCGGTTCATTGCATTGGCTGATCGCGGGCTTATTGATGGTAAAGGCGTGTATGGAAGTTGGACTTTCGCCCTTACTGAGAAGGGTCGCGCCTATGTTGATTACTCCCGATAAACGACGATCTCGGAAGTAAAGGATCAACCATGACCAAAATCAAACAACCGTACACCGCCCGCGCCAAAGAGCCGCGAAAAACGTGCCCAGTATGCCGTGAGCTTAACCGGGACTACAGGTACCTCTTTAAGGACGAGTACGGCAACTGGTACTGTTTAGGTTGCCGGAAGCGCGATAGGTTATTGGCGCTGCACGAGGACCAACGATGACTAAGCCGCGATTGCTCGATCTGTTTTGCGGCGCTGGCGGGGCTGGAGTGGGTTACAGCCGGGCTGGCTTCGAGGTGGTCGGTGTGGACATCGCACACCAGAAACATTACCCTTTCGAGTTTCATCAGGCCGACGCGCTGAAATATGCAGCAGCACACGGCCACGAATTTGACGTGATACACGCCAGCCCGCCGTGCCAACGCTACTCAGTTATGACAAAAGGCAGATGGGCAGACCGCGAACATCCCGATTTAATTGCAAAGTCGCGCGCGGTAATCGCTTTGTTCGGTGTGCCATACGTCATAGAAAATGTCAGCGGCGCGTCAGGCGAATTGATTTGCCCGATTGTACTGTGCGGTACGATGTTCGGGCTTTCCACAAGAAGCGGCAATCAACTACGACGACATCGGCTGTTTGAATGTGGCGGATTTTGGTGTCTGGTTCCGAACTGCCAGCACAATGACGGGTCAGCGATTGGCGTCTATGGTGGTGGACAAAACCCGCAGCGTAGACGACCCGCCACTGTTGGCGTATGGGGGCACAGTGGCGGGTCGTCTACGCGAGATAGGATAGTTCAATTCACAGCAAGCGAACGCAACCAAGCCATGGGTATCGATTGGATGACGCAAGCCGAGTTGTCAGAGGCCATTCCGCCTGCTTACACCGAGTTCATCGGCAAGCAGTTGATACCGCTAACCGCTTGCGCGCCATAGCAGGCCGGGGTATACTCGTAAGCATCTAAATAGAAAAACCGCCTGCTGGGAACAAGCGGTTTCTGCAAACCACTAAGGTTAGTATAACCCACATGGTTCGCAGTTACAACCCCCATAGAGAAAGCAAACCACGATGACAAGTTTACACTGGGAAGTACGTAAATACGCCCACGACCTGCGACCGGACGGACGGTTAGCGGTTCTTGTGGTGTTGATACTTCATTCCAACGTTCGATTGCGCTGCTGGCCGAGCGTTGATTTATTGGAATACGAGACGGGTTGGGGTCGCGCCTCAGTCGTTGACGCCAAACAATGGTTAATCGATCACGGTGCGATTGAACTTGTTCCACATGACAAGCGCGTGGGGGACGAACTTGAATTGCCGCCACGACAACATATTTACCAGTTGACCGGCGTAATTACAGTCAATGGCGTTCAACACCCTTATCTATACCTGAATCCTAAAGAAACCGCACCGTTGCCCAATAGTACGGTAGGCGAAAGTTCGGTAGGCGAAAGTTCGCCCAGCGAACCTAAAGGTATTCCATTGGATCAAGGTATTCCAGAACCTAAAGATAACTATGCGCCTAACGGCGCGGAGCCGGATCTTGATGCTCCATTGACATTCAAGACAAAGAGGGGACCGGTCAAACAACCACCGACCTATGGCGATCTGTTCGTTTCAATCCGTGACTGGCTAGGGACTGGAGAAGCGTATACTGGAAAGCTGACTAAGGCGTTGCTTAAAGAATGCCCAGATGCTACAGCGCTCGAATTCAAGCGTTTCATTAGCTATTGGAGCGACAGAGGACTCGAAAAGCCCAGCGGCACCGATACGCTGCCGAAGCAGTTTGGAATATGGCGCAAGGATCACGTACCTGATGTGAGTGCCGTGATCGAAGTCACGCCCCAGCCAGATGAAACTGCATATGGTTGGCTATCAACGTACAAGGCCGCGCCCGCGCCTATCCATCACGAACCGCCCGCTGACGATGACGACATGGGGGTATGGTGAATATGGACAAGCTCAAAGCACGCGGCATTGACAGCGTAGCGCTGGACAACGAATGGCGACCGGGGCCGTGGACGCGGCATAACGACGATGGTTCAACGACTACGTTTGATGGCTGGTACGCACCGCTGTTTGACAGTATGGGTAAGCGCCTGGTAAACCACGAAAAGGGTAAGCCGGTTCTCACCTGGAAAAACGCTGATAGCAGCGCCGATCCCCATGATACGTGGATCAACTACATCCAGGGGTATAAACCGCTGATGTTGCCCAAGCGCGGCATTCAGGATAGCGTAAAACGCGCCAACGGCACACTGAACATGGTTGAGGGAAAGGCCGATACGCTGTCGATGTGGAGCGCCAAAATCGGGAACTGCATCGGCATATTCGGCGCCAGTTTCGTGCCTGGCGATCTACTTACCCAATTCCGGCAATGGGGCGTTGACCTGCTGCGCGTGTTCGTACACCCCGACGAGGCCGGGTTGAAATCGGCGCAAAAGATCGCCGATGCGCTGGATGATCATCTGGATATCCATTTTCTCGTACTGCCCGAAATCGACGGCAAGAAATTCGATCTCAATGACTTCTGGGTACGCGCCGGGTTTGACAATGCGGTGTTTCGCACGGCGCTACAAAAGTTGCCCGAACGTGAATTCAAGCCGCGTCCAATTCCTCAATGGAAACCAGTACCCACCGTACCCACCGACATTCCATTGAACCGGCTACAGGCCTACGCCAACGCCGCGTTTAATCACATCCTGTCCGATTTACTGACCGTGACTAGCGCTCGTAACATCGCGCTGAATAATGCCGCGTTCAAAACAGGCACGTTCGTCGGGTCCGGGGCGCTGGACAACAATCACGTTGAGAATGAGTTGATCCAGGCTGGAGTCAGCATCGGGCTGGGCCACAATGCCAGCGCCGCAACGGTTCTATCCGGGTTGACGGCAGGGGTTAAAAGTCCGGCTGACCTATCGCAATTGAAACCGCGTGACCGACAAACAACTACTCGCGTTCGGATAATCGACGCGTCAACCGATGGTCTATCGACTGAAAACGCCGAACCGGATAGCGCGCAAGCCGTGACCAACATAACCACCAAGTCAGCCCTGATTAAGCAGCGCCGTGCCGAAATGGCCGCCCGGCAAGCAACCAACACACTCCCAATGCCTTTTCAGACGGTAGCCCAGAAACGCGGCTTCGCATCGGCTTTCAAGCGTAAAAAGGTGTACGCGTTTATCGCTGATAGCGGAGCCGGTAAAACATCGATGCTCGAAACGTTGATTGATTTCTACTTGCAGAACGGGTTTTCCGGTGTGGTGTACAGTCCAGAGTGGGACGGCGACGAATGGGTTATGGGAACCATTCAGCGGGCTGGCGGCCCGTCGTATATGGCTCAAGTCGAACATGACTCACGCCAATCTTCAAACGATACTGAGCACGAGGCCGAATACATCGCTACAGTGAACGCCGTACTTGACCGGATTGACGCGTGGCCTGGTGACATTCGATTTGTCGAACAAGCCGAATCGCCGTGCGCTGAGGACATCCTTGCCGGAATGAGCGCGGCGTATATCGACAGTGAGGCTAAAGGTAAGCTGCTGTCGTTTGCCGCTGTCGATTACGCTCAGATGTTCCTATCCCGAACCGGAAAAACTGAACTTGAGCAGATGAACCGGGCGCTGTATCAGTTCAAACGCTTTTGTATCGCGCACGATATGGTTGGGTTGGTAGGCAGTCAGATCACCAAAGAGGCCGGGCAAGCCAAAGGCAGGCCGTCGCATACCGGCATGATGGGTGCTCGGTCGGACGCTTTCAATTTTGCCGCGTTCATTATCCGCGAACGGGACACTGACGACAGTTACAAGCCGAATGCCAAACTGCACATTGTCAAGAATTCGCGCGGCAGGCTGGGCAAGTGCGAGATATACCAGCATCCCGTTACCGCCGCGTGGCACTCCGGCGTATGGCAACCGGAACCGTACACCAACGGGCGGTATATTGAACCGGAAACGGAGGCAATACCGTTCTGATGAGCGCGATAGCCGATTGGACTGTTGAGGATTTGCTTGTGCTGTTGACCCACGATCTTGACCGCGTGGATATTCGGCGTATAGCTGGACGATTTGTCATCATTGACGAATGGGCCGGCGGGTTTCGGTATACTGACCTGACGCCCCTGGTCGATGAGGCGATACGCGCTAAACTGATGACAATCAATTCAAGGATGCTGTGCTTAACCGGCAAAGGTTACGACATGGCGCGTGACGCCGAACAAGAGCAGTTTATCGCGTCAATCGTATGGAATACCAAAAAGGATTAACCAATGACCGCCAAACAACTCGTAAAGGCGCTTCTCCTGGCGCTGGTGAACGGTATCACCACCGATGACCTTGACCGGATGATCGTCGCTATCTACCGCCTCGAAACAGAACGCGAATCGCTCGCTGAGCAGTTATTCATTAGCCGCGCTCAGGTGTACGTGATGCAGCACAAGGATCGGAAGCCGACGCAGTTCAAACACCGGGCAAATCATCTATACTCAGCCGAATGATAGAAAGTGTAAAAAGGATCAAAACCATGTCAAACATCAAATCATACGCCGAATTTCTAGAATCGAAAACGCTGATTGTTCAGCCATCGGGCAAGGCAATCGACCCCGCGTTAGTAAATCCTGTACTGTTTCCATTCCAGCGCGATATTGTCGTATGGGCAGTACGCAAAGGGCGGGCGGCTATTTTCGCGTCTACAGGGCTAGGAAAAACCGCTATGCAGGTCGAATGGGCACGGTTGGTCGGTGAGCGAACAATCATCGTAGCGCCCCTGTCTGTAGCGCGTCAGACGGTACGTGAATCGCTGTCCTTGTTGGGTGTGACGATAAAGTACGTGCGGGGCGACTCGGAGATTGACGACAGCCACAAGTTATACATCACGAACTACGAGATGATCGAGCACTTCGATCCGGCGTTGTTTGGTGCGGTTGTACTGGACGAGTCCTCAATCCTCAAATCAATTGATGGTGCAACCAAAGATCGTCTAATTGAAATGTTCGCCGATACGCCTTATCGGTTGTGTGCCACGGCTACCCCTGCACCAAACGACATCAAGGAATTGGCGAACCACTCCGAATTTCTCGGCATTATGAACCGCCGCGAAATGCTCAGTTGCTTTTTCCGGTACACGCAATCGAGCAGCACCGAACGCGCCGACGCGTGGCAACTGAAGGGGCACGCCGTACAAACGTTTTACGAGTGGCTGGCTTCATGGTCTATCGCTATCGTCAAGCCGTCCGATCTGGGTTACTCGGATAACGGGTACATATTACCAAAACTGACCGTTGACCTCGTGACCGCTGAAACCGATTACACGCCGGACGGCTTGTTGCCGGGTATGCTGATCAAGGCGGTCAGCGCGATTGAGGCGAAACGGTTACGCCATCAAACGATTGCCGACCGCGCCGCGCTGGTTGCCACAACGATAAACGCCAGTGCAGAGCAGTGGATCGTGTGGGTCGGCTTGAATGATGAGGGCGACTTGCTCGAAAAGCTGATCGGCGACAGCGTGCAGGTATATGGCAGTCAAACGCCTGAACAGAAATCAGAACTCATCGAAGCATTCCAGGACGGTAAACACCGTGTCATGATCACAAAATGCAAGATCGCCGGATTTGGATTAAACCTCCAAAACTGCCATAACATGGTGTTTTTCGGGATCGACTATTCGTGGGAATCATATTACCAGGCCGTTCGGCGCTGCTATCGGTTTGGGCAACAATTCCCGGTCAATGTTCAGATCGTCACCTCCAGTCAGGAGATTGACGTATATAACACTCTCATGCAAAAGGAAAAAGAGGCAACCGCCATGATCGATAAACTGGTGCAATCCGTTGCGCCCAATTCGGAATTGAACCCGTTAGCGCACAAATCGGCGGCTTACAAAACCGACAAGCAAACCGGCAACGGCTGGACACTGATGCTTGGTGACAGCACCGAACGGCTGAGCGAAATACCAGACGAGTCGATTGACTTATCTGTATATTCGCCGCCGTTCAGCGACCTGTTTGTATACAGTGCCAGCGTGCGTGACATCGGCAACTCGAAGTCTCAAAACGAATTCTTTGAGCATTACGGGTATATCATCCGTGAAAACTTGCGCGTGACGAAACCGGGCCGCCTGTGCTGTGTTCACTGTCAGGATTTACGCGCCTACCAGAACCAGGATAACTACATTGGCATGAAGGATTTCACTGGCGACGTTATCCAGGCCTACCGTGATAACGGCTGGGAATTCTGGCATCGGATCACAATCGACAAAGATCCGCAAGTGCAGGCCGTTCGCCTGAAGGATAGCCGGTTGCTGTTTGTGACACTGCGCAAGGATAGCACGCGGCTGGCCGGTGGGTACGCCGACTACGTGCTGATCTTCAAAAAACCGGGCGATAATCAGGTTCCGGTTGTGCCTGATGTGTCAGAGCAGGAATGGATCAATTGGGCGCGTCCGGTTTGGAACGGTATCAAAGAAACCGCCGTGTTACCCGTTCGGCAAGCCAAGGCGTCAGATGACGAAAAGCACATGTGCCCAACGCAACTACCGGTACTGGAGCGCTGTATCCGGTTGTGGTCAAACAAAGGCGAAACGGTGTTATCTCCGTTCGCTGGGATCGGCAGTGAAGGGCACGAGTCTATCCGGTTGGGCCGTCAGTTCGTGGGGATTGAATTGAAGCCGGAATACTACAACGTGGCGCTGATTAACTTGCGCAACGCCGAACACCTCGCCGGGTCACATGACCTGTTCGCGTGGGCTGAACAGAACGCCGAACTGGAAGTGGAGGGGGAACCGTGAGCACCGACCCAATCTTGACTGCGATATTCGAGGACATCCAAAAGGAACTTGTTTACCAAGAAAGCAAGTTCGGCACTGACCGCGTACACGAACCGGCGCTCTGGGCTGTCGTTCTGGGTGAGGAATACGGCGAAGTGTGCAAGGCTGTATTAGAGCACGACGGCAACGGGTATATAGCAGAACTGGTTGACGTTGCCGCTGTATGCGTTAGTGCTATACGATCAGCGTTGCTAGAGCGTGGCGGCAAGCCTGTGACGCGCACCTGTGCCACGAGCACGCTGAACCTGACCAATCAGGCGCACAAGTCAGCCAAATACCGTGTACCCATCGATTCGACGCTGTACAGGGCACTCGTTGCCGCTGGCATAGTGGACGAATAGCCAAAACAAAAACCGGAGTTCATCGCTCCGGTTTCGCTTTCTCAATCGCGCCGTTCTACTTATTAACGTTCTATGTTCTTCCCCAGTATTCCAGATACCGCCTTTACGAGGTCTTCGCGCACCTCCTCAGGTAAATCGAACCATCGATCAACGTTCGGCAACCTGATGTAATAGGGCATCGTCCTGAGCAGATGTGAACGGATAGCTTTGCGGTAAATGCCGTATAGCATTTGTGCCTTTTGTGTGGCTTCATCTTCGGTTTTTTGTGTCACGATTACCGTTTCCCGTTGTCGGCAAGCCAGCGCTTCGGGCGTGCCCTGATTTTGATTAGCAGCGCGTCGTGTTTCGCTACAGCTTCGAGATATTCGGATGCACGGCGCGGCTCATACGGTTCTGGCATCGGCGGACGGTCTATGAACGCTTGCACAATGCGCCAGGCTTGTCGGATGTTTTCGATGCTTTCTAAGCGCTCTAACTCGGTAACTGGGCCGTTGGTTGCCTCCCACCATTCGATATACCGAATACACACCGCAACCGCGTCCTGTTCGGTGGGAGCGCTGATAACCTCCTCGTGCAGGGTGCTGGGGTTGGTCACGGTTGCGACTCTTTCCAGGCTAACCACGCACGGCACACGGCAAATGCTGGAGTTTCGGCTAGTCCTTGCGGAACAGGAGGCACTTTAAACCAACATTGCCAGATGTTAGGCGCTGGCGACTGTAAATGGAAATCGCCCTTTACACTGTCAATCAGCGTCAACGCGGCGTCAGTGTCCGTGCTGTATTCGCAAATTGGTTCCTGTATCATGCCGCCTTGGACGCGGTACGGATCGTCGTCAGGACGTGTCGGGCGTGTTCCGTATAGTATCTGTGTCCAATCGCTGACCTGTAAATCTGTATAGCCGAGTTTCTCCGCTATCAGCTTGTCCAATTCGCGCCCAGCTTCCATTGTTCCCCAGTTGACGGTTTGCGTGTCAGTCATCGTGTACCTCCTGTCAACAGCGGTATACCCGTCGCAATATCCAGTCCTAACCGTCTATTCAACGCCAGTACGCTTGGTCGCAAATCGTTTGTAATCATGCCCATGATGCGACAAGCCTCCTCGAATGATACGCTATCGCGCCCGCGCAACATCTCAGTACATGCAATTTCTGCCGTTCGGACAAGCCCTAAGCCAGCAGGTGTTAACCCGTTTCGTGCACTACTTGCACCAGTCTCCGCTTTAATCTGTTTGGCTGTTCGGCTGAACAACCCCTGATATTCGATGTTGGTGAAATCGCCATAGATAATTGCACCGCTTACGACGTTTCTCAGTACATCGGTTAAGTCAGTACGACTTACAGCGGCGTCAACCCGATCTGCAATCTGTAGCATGATGTCATCTTGGCTGTAACCCTGTTTCAATTTGTCCTTAATGTATTGACGTGGGGTTGTGCCGAGTCGCGCGGCCTCCAAACGCGCTGCGTCTACAAACGCCCCGGCTTGTGCTAGGAATTCTTTGATCGCTTTCACCAAGGGGCGCTTTTCAGTGGAGCGGAATTCTTGTGTAATCCGATACAGTACTACATCAAGCACGTATTCAGTTTTCACGGTTTGCCCGCTGTCCGATTTTTCGTCAATCATCAAGGCGTTATTTGAAATAACACCTTTGTTTCTCAACTGTCGGATGGTTAAATCGGTTGCGCCGCCAATGCATCCGTCAACCCACTGGCGCACATTGTAGTATTCGCGTTTTCTATGCGTGATATACGAAAGCGGAAACCCAAACTTCTTGGCAACTTGAATCGGTAAGGGTACTTTTGAAAAGCAGTCTTCACTGTTTGGCTGGTCACCAAAAAGGCTTAGTTGTGTGGTAGAATTCTTAACTGACATCGGGTCTACTCCTTTGTCAAGCCCGCCGGTTTAGTCTTGTCCGGCGGGTTCTTTATTTACGATGCTTTTTATTATACCTCGCTTTTTCCAATTGTGATCGCATTGTAACGCCGCCGTCCGTGTTTCGCGGTATACTGAGCGCATCAGTCGAAACCGAAAGTAAGAAGGATCAAACCCATGAACAAGCAATTTGCGACCCGCGACGAATGCCTGGCAGCCCTGAAGTCGCTCGAAGACACGCTCGAAACCGCCCGCGTTGCCATCGTGGAGGCGAAAGCGACCTGCGACAAGGTGGCGGCGTACCAGGTGAGCCGCGATGAGTTGGATAAGCACGAGGCGGAGGAACGCGCCAGGGTGAAGGCGCTGAGGTACTGAAAAGAACGAAGCCCGGTGATTATCCGGGCTTTTTGTTGGGAAACGCCTACCTATTTTAATCACCGTTGACAGACAGTGTTTTTATCGGAGGCTGTCACACTCCAACAAATCGGCGCTTCCCGATGAACATTATAGCGTATTTCACCCGCCAACGGGTGCGACTGCCATCCCCGCGATTGCGCCGAGAAACAGCACCGCAACCAACGCCACGTCAAGGCCGCCAACGTGCAGGGCGAACAGGACCATCACCACGATACCAACCACCCACATGATCAGTGAAATAACACGGATTACGTTACCCATCGTTTGAACTCCTTATGATCCCCACCATTTAGTCAATTCTTCCAGTGTACCATTGAATTGGCTGCGGTCATACGAATTTTGTAGTCCGGCGAACCGGCGCGGCTCAGGGCCAAGCGAACCGTCTGTATATTGGTGCAATGTCCAATTAGCCCAGCCAGCCGGAACGCGCGGATTATCGCCATACGCGGCCAGCCACAATGCGCAATTCACAAGGGCGCTGTTTCCATTCCACCCTAACCCCTGAAGTACGTAGAAACCCGTGTACAACACCGGCCAGCGCCCAGTACGATCATGCACTTGTTTGACAAACATCTCCGCTTGCACGAGCGTCATACTCGAACCATCGGGGTTGGTTTCAAGGTCTAACGCAATCAGTGTTTTGTTGTCGGGCTTCGCCGTGTTAAGGAAATGGTTGGCTTGCGCTATGCCGTCTGATCCGTCTGCATAATGATACGCGCCCCACAGCAGTCCTTGCGCCGCCGCGTCTGTACGCCTGATAGCGTACCCGCCGTCTACAAAGGTCAAGCCCTGTGTCGCTTTGTGTATGATGGCGGTCACGCCGGCGGACTTGACGGTTGCCATATCCTCTACCATTGCACGCGCGCCATTCAGGTCAATGATCGTGTTGATTATGGCGGCCGCGACGACTGCTCGGTTGTACACCAACCCCTGCCACGGAACAGGCGATAATCGCATCGCGTCAAGAAACTGAGCGTTTGATATTTGCCAATTGTGACCATCTTCACGGGTGTTGGTTCCCTGATTCCACCAGTCGGGATCGTTTACATAAACGAATTGATCGTCTATGCCTACAATCACGACAAAATGCCCAGACGTGTCGCTTATATTTTCCCGGCCCAATAACGGCTTGTAACTTATCAACGCTAAGCAGGGTCGTCCTGCATCGATTTCGGACTGAATGTAATCTAACCCTAGTTCAACAAGTTTCAACGTTACGCCATGTCTTGCAGCCAGCGGAATAAGCGCGGTTGTTGTCAATCCGTCGTCGTTCGTTGCCAGTGTTGTTTCTGATGCGAGAGTGTCAATAGGAATATTGGGCAGCGGTTGACCGGCTTGTTGTGCTTGGAAGTCGATGTACATGGCGACACACGCCGGACCGCAATCGTTACGGAAACGCCGGGCGTCGGGGTCTTCCTGAGATCGGTATGGTACGTTCAGCAAATCAAAGAAACCTCTGATTGACTATAGCAGTTGCTAGTGCCCCTGCCGCGCTGTCGATAGACGACTTTTCCCAGCCACCCAAACTGCCGAACGTATAGAGATTCACCCCCACCACGTATGGCGCAACCTGATAGAGGTTTTGCATCTGACCGGCAAAGTGAATCAGCGCGTTAGCGCCCTCAAATTCGCCGTGTGCGTACTCGTGCCCACACTCACTGATCACGAGGTCAGGCCGCGCGTTGCCTGGCACGGCGGCATACAGCCGCATTGGACGCCCCTCAAAGTCGGCTTGATCAGCGCTCAGTTGTCCAACCGGCGTCCCCTGCTGACAGTAGATATGGAGCGTTGCCAGATGTCCGTTCTCCATTGCGTATTCAAGCGCTGGCGTCATGGTTGCCCATTGGTCAGGCTCAGGGCCACCAACTGAGTACGAACCAATCACGCCCTGCCGATTTTGCGCTTCGAGTGCCTGTAACATTCCCAGCCAGAATTGGCCGTGACCTGGCGACCACTTGATCTCGTTGACCAACTGAACCGCAACGCCATGAGGCAACGCGTTAATCCAGCCTAACCGCTCATGCACGCACTGTTGACCAAGAGCAAACGCGGCGGCGGGATCGTCGGGGATCGAGGTTATCGTTTCGGATGCGGTGTTGCGAAACACTACATAATTTGCACGCACAACGCCCAACAGTTTCGGCTCATTGAGGATCGTCGCGGCTGGCAATGAAACTGTGCCAAGTCCCGCCATTAACTGAGTGGCGGCGGGTATCGCGTCCTGGAGGAAGTGCGCGCCAACGATTCGACGTGGCACTGAGGGGGGCACGGTGTTCACCAGGAAATTGGCGGCAACCCATCCAATCGTGTTATCCGCAAGTGCTATCGCTTGCCATTTGTAGGCGACGCCGTTCAGTGCAGCGTTAATCGTCGGCACATTGATAAGCGTGATCTGCACGCCGTTATTGATAACACCGATAAACGGGCCGGCCGGGCGCGTTCTGAGGTTCACGCCACCGGGATTGGAGATAACTACACCCATTTTAGATGTCCTCTTGGTGTTGGCGCGTAACGACTTCGATCAACCGCCAGGCGCGTTTGCCGTGTCGGGCTTTGGCGGCAGGACTGCACTTTGGTCATTGATATTGGTAAACGAGGTTGAGGCATTGCCACTTTTGGGCGGCACTGGTGCGACAATCGCGGCTCGTATTGCAGCCGTTGGTGTGGTGTTGATCGCGGTGGTTAGATACGTTTCGTTCTTAAGCAAGAACGCATGAGCCTCAGAGAATAAATCCTGTGCCCGTGCGACGAACGTAGAGAGGGGTACAAGCGATTTAATCACACCGACTGGTATTGTGATCGCCCCGATGGTCAGACTGTCAGGAATGAGCGCATAGATTTTTGTCGCAAGGGCAACCTGATCGACGCTTGACAGTTCTGTGTCGAAATCCATAATTGCGCCGCGCGCCGTTCGTTCACCGGCTACAACTGCCATAAGCGCCCATTTTTCGAGCGCCTGGAGTACGAGTTGTTCGGTGGGCGTGATCGTTGGATTCTTGCTCAGGCGAAGCAGTTCACGGTAGCCAAGCGTGAGCAGTAACGCGGCTAATGCGCCGACGAGCAGCGCAACCGCAATCGTCAACAGGGTGGAAACGTCCATATTCAACCTTTCATTCCGGTTGCCCGGTCAAATTCTGATTTCGATACCGAATACGCAAGGAAATGGTGTTGTCCGTATGGCGTGCCGCTGTAGGTCAAATTCATAAAGGCAAACACCAAGAGCGTGTTATCGTTGTTCGCCTGTTTCCAGAACCACACCTCCTCGTCAGGTGCGCCGGTTGCAGCCAACTGGACTTCGGCATACCAGTCGCCGTTCGCCGGGTATGTGAAATCACCGAAGTAGTGGTTCGGCGTGCTATAACCATCGAAACCAACTGGCACGCCGCGAATAGCTAACACTGACCAGGGATCGACGTTATCAAGCCAGTTTCGCGTATGCCAATCGTAGACAAACACCACGCGGTTCGTGTCCAGCCCGGCGAAGATGTTGACAGCTCGCTGGTCGGCGTGTGCCGGCGTGATATTCAGCACGAGCAACAAAAACACCGCAATTAACAGTTTCAAGCGCAAGATTACGTTCCTTCCTGTTTAGGAGTATCCGCCGGGACAATCGGCGGCCCATTTACATTTACCGTCTGCACAGCGTCAGGCGGTCGATTTATAGCTTTGCCAAGTGCATCGGCCACGGCCACGCGTACCGTTTCCGCCTGCTCAATGCGCATGGTTTCGACTTTGGCCGTGAGCGCTTTCATATCCGCCGACAGCGCTGTGATGATGATGTCGGGGTCGGTTTTGTTGGTGTTGATTGCGGCTTCCAATCTAGCACCCATCGCCTTGATCTCTTCGACGAGAAGCTCAAAAAGGGATTTAGTGTTGTCATTAACCATATTAACCGCCAATCCAAGTTGGTCAACCACCTTATCGGTACTTTTATCGGTTTGCGCTTGCGTTTGTTCACCGAGACTGGCAAACTGACGCGCCCGAAGTGATGTGTCATCGGCGGTACGCGTTTTCAAATCTCCGATGTGTGCGACCAACTCCTTCAAGATTTGATCGGTTGTATCTCGTGCCGCCTCGCGCGCCTGCAATCGCGCTATTTGCTTTTGTTGTTCTTCATACTGGCTCTGTACGATTTGAAGGTTCTTGAGGTCGGATGCGCGCACGGCCTCATCTAATTCAATGCTTGCCGCTGCCGTTTTCTGCTTAGCGATTTTGAGTTCAGCGTTTGCCGCGTCCAATTTTCGACGGTAATGAATACGAGAACCAACCCAGACGCTACCGGCAGCAATTAACATTGCGATAGCGGTATAGATTGCGCTGGAGATTTCAGGCGGCATGATTAACCCTTTAGCAGGTCCGATTAGGATCGTAGATCAGATAGTACAACGGCGTGGTATCTGACGTTTGCCAGGCATATAAGTATATCTGCACGTTACCGTTCTGGCTGACAACGCCGGTCGCCCAACCGCCCTGATAGAAGTTCAGCGCCTCGTCTTGAGAATACAACCAGGCGCCATTGGCGTTGTCGATGATAGACAGATGCAGCCCAACTGGTGAACCGGACAACGGGCCACCTTTGATGATCAATTTGGCAAGTTCGCCGCCGCCGAGTTGTGGACCGGCGCACTGGTAAATTTCCGTCCAACCGCTGGCAACAATGTTATGTGGTCGAATCGGAACGATCACGGACAACGCGATTAACGCGGTAATTAGCAGTCGTTTGAACATACCCGATACTCCTACGCCCCCATGAGGCTCATTGCTGACAGGCTGATAAAATCGCCATTGCACTGCGCGGTAGCTGTACCCGCGTTCGTCTTCCATTGTATCTTGAAAGTCGTTGACACGCCCGCCGATAACCCGGTGACGATCACGCTGATTGAGATTGGAATATGCGCCGTGCTTGTCTGATCGTAACGCGCCAATCCGTTAGTTCCGCCCCACCGCACGCCGTTTACCGCAACGTCTACATTGACCGTAGCGCCGGTGGTCGTGATGGATGGAATTTGAACAGTTACCAGCGCCTTTGTACCAACCGGAACAATCGTCACAGCCAGGTTGGTGGTATCCATGTCTGTAAACGATGTGGAGGCAGTCGTATAATCCGCACCGTTGTTGAATTTGGCCTCGGCGTTGGTCAACCCTTTTTGGAAGATATAGCCCAGATTGTCAGCGTTGACGCGCGAAGCATCGACAAACGCGGGAATTAGACCGCTGCCCGATGTGGTAGACATGGCGTAGGCAAATGCGCCAATCGATCCAATCGGCCCGGTGAAACTTGCTTGTTTTGCTGTGCCGGATTGAACCAGAGCATTACCGTTTGTTATGGCGTTGTTGGTATTTACCCACCCGATGCCTTTGACAAGTATCAGCCCGTTACGCGCCGATCCGATACGTCCCACCACAACCCCGGCCACGTTCTGATCGGCTACCGTTGTGCTTGTCGTTACAGCCTGCTGTGCGGTTGTGTCCCATACCACCACGTCGCCAGTAACTAGCGTTTGCCCGCTGTTGTTGAGAACAGTCATGTACAACCCTTGCGGCATGGAGGCAGGCGTTGCGCGCGGGGTGATATTCGCAGTGGTAATCGTCGCCGCGCCATTGGCTACGGTGACATCGGCAAGCGGAATCTCCCACGTTACGCCTGCTGATTGGATGAGTGTCGGCGGCACTGGTGAGCCGGCGGGAGTGCCCTGGTTGACCTGGACGACGGCGGTTTGTGCCACGTAATCAAGGTGAATTACCACCGTGTCAATGCGGGTCAAACCGGAAACGTTCGCGCCGATAACCAGGTTGTTGATCGCCGTCGCCTCAACAAAAGTGCCATTGACAACTGCCATTCCAGTTCCCACGTTTACGCTCATGTTCGGTGCAATGGCCTGGTACACGTCTAGCCCGAAACCAACGAGCAGCAGCGGCGGGGCCGATGATCGATTGGAGCCGAGGATAATTCCACTTTCAGCGCCAGTATTACGGTACAGTCCATCGAAAAACGCCGCGAATTGCGCCGCGCTGTACGGGCCTGCCGATCCGGGTGTTGTGCCCTGCCACGGGAACGAATTCAAAGGGGCCATTGTTTAGCTTTCATATTGCAAACCATTGATTTTGATAACTGATACTTGCCGACGAATTCGCGCCAAAACCGGGCATAACGATGTTGAACACGTTCACGCCGTTCGGCACTTCGGGGTTGCCGCGAATATTGAAGTCCACGAGGTCGGAGGTCGGTCCCAATTCGCTGAAGAAATCGTTCCCGTTCGCATCCGTGACCGACAATTGGCCCGGTGTTGTGTTGATTATCCGTGTCTGACCGTCAGCCAATGGCACGGACATCACGATATACACGCCGGTTGAAACGTTCAGGATCGTGCAAAACGTGTACCGTCCGGTCAGCGTGATGATCGGGTAGCCGTACCATGAGCCGGGGTATGTGATTGTGCCGGTCATCAATATGCCATTTGTCCCGAACACAATCGGAAACGTGATCGGGAACACGAGATTTTGCTGTGCAGCAACCGGGAACAACGTAACTTGAGTCGCCGGGTCAAACCAGATGGGATTGAACGCAGTGAAGTTCACTTCCTCATCCACATACCACCCAGACTCGCGTTGTGGATCTTTGGGCAGCGACATACCGGGATCGGCCCGCACAATGATCGAGCGCTGGTTAGTCGTGCCGTTGCCGGAATACGGATACAGCGAAGAGTAGATCGCTGTTCCGATATTGTGACCCGTGGGTCCCACTTTGTTAACGAACCGTTGAACTAGGAGCGTGTTGGTTGTGTAATTGATGCCCGTAATAAGCATCTGTTCAAAATTGATTTGAATAAGTTGACCGACAAAAAAGCGCGGGGTACGGCCCCAGTAATCAACGCCGCTAGCATTGTTTACCACGAACGACGTTTGGCTAACGCCGATGTTCGGGCAAAAGTCGCCAGAATTCTGAATGACAAGCGGTTGACTGTCATCCGACCCGCCGCGAATAACGGTCAACGTCAGCGGTCCCAGCCGGTTGTGGCGGAGGAACTCATGCAGTGTGGCACGGTTTTGCCAGTACTGGGATCGGCTCTGCGCTTTGCTGTAGTGCAGCTGTAGCGTGATTGGGCGCTTTTGAAGTGTCCAACCAACTTCAGTCTCGCCATGTTGGCGGTAGCCCTGCTTAGTCGTCCACGTTACCGGCGGGGCGCCGAACCCTCCCCATGTCACAACCGATATATCCTGGTTGGGCATGGTCAACACAAGTCCATCGGCTGTGGTGAGGCTAAAGAAGTCGCCTATCTGTGAGCGCGTCATCAGTTGACCGCCTGAGCATCGTCAGTAATTCTAAGCCAATGAGATGTTGCCGGGTTCCAGTAGGCAATCACGCCGGTTCCATGTCCAGCCGATTCGCCGATCTTGCGCCCGTCAATCACCCAGTACAGATCACCGCCCGTGTTGTTTGTCGTGGGCAGGTTGGCGAGCAACAGGTTTTGAACGCCGCCCGCAACTTCAGCCCGTTCGCGCGCGGTGTTGACGAGGGTTACATTTGCTTTGAGTGCCCGTATCTCAGACTTGAGCTTTTGCCACATTAATTCTTCGAGTGAAGGCAAGTTGCTGTTTTCTGGCATTAGATTATTGACACCGTGGTTTGTATGGTCTCACCCTGCTGTGAGATAAAGGCCTCAATTCCAGTGATTCTCAAATCGGCACTGTATCCCGCATACGAGACCGAGATTAGATCTCCGAGAAAATAATCTTGCTGGTACAAATTGCCGGGTTCTGTCCCTAATCCTTTAAACGTAAAACTCGGTGCATACCCATTCTTCTTGAGGCTTGCGCGCGCCGCCGTCAACAAGCCCGTTGCATCGCCCTTCTGTACGTTTGTGCTCGTGTCCGTGTACTCGATGTAATTGAATGGGCTGTCTAATGCACTGTCAGCAGCCGAGATGAGAAACTCGCGGTTCACGTCCTGCCCCTGACCAAGCGCGTACACGACGTTTTTTTCAGCTTTGCGATCCTGTAGCAAGTTCGGGTCGCTCAGATTGCCGCGTTGCGGATTGAGTAGCACGAACGGCCCCCACGGGTAATGTGTGCTTTGCCGTCTGTCCGTGCCAATGGTTGCGATGTCAAGCTCCATTGCCGCGCCGGTTGTGCGTTGGATGTTGAAGTCCACGCCGCCGCGCGCCGTCGCGTCCTGAAACGTCTTGTACAGGTCATCGAACCGCAACCGATAACCGACCCCCAGTCCGACGCCCAACGGCACTGGAATAGATAACCCTGGACACTGACGGGCGATTGACGCACCCGGCCCCAGATTGTAATTGGCGTAATGCCATAACACCATGTCAGCCGGGCCGGCTTGCGTGCTGTATCCACCCGCCGCGCTGGGATCATCGAATGGATTGACCACCCGCCGCGCTACGAGGTGGTTCAGGTGCAACCCGCCGATGACAAGGTTTTCAATGTTCGTTTGTCTGTAAACGTTGAAGTATCGCGCAAAATAGTAATCCTCTACTGCCAACAATCCAGTAACCGGGCTTGTGCGCATTACCTGTATGATGCTGTCCAGTTTGAAAGCTGACGCGGTTTCTGGCGTATACGGCAACGTTATCGTAATTACACCCACGTCGTTAAGAATGCGTGAATAGCGGAGATCGAAGAATGTCACGCTATCGAAAACAGCGCTCGTCAACCCGGTGACCGGATCGGTCACGACGACTTGAAACGCGGGTTGAGTAAACGCTACAGGCATTTAATATCCTGAAACCGCCTGTAAAAACGCAAACTTGCGCACGGCGTCTTGTGCCCCTTCGACCCCATTAAACGTGATCGATTGCTGTGAGGAGTTATACGTGTTGGTGTAGTTCGCGCCGGTCGGACGGGTGAGTATGCTGGTTAGACGGTCGATTGCAGTAACGAATTGTGCAGGAAACACACCTATCGGCGACGCTGAACCTATCAACTCCGGCCCACGTTCGCCAACACGCAGCAACCCGCCGCCGAACATACCGCCGGACGCCGCGCCTGCAATCGTCGGATACGGTATATGCGTAAATGACGATACTGCGAAAATTGGCGTAACCGCTGGCCCGCCGCCAGGTATGATCGTTCGGGCTTGGTTGTAAATGGCAATTGCGGTGTTAATCGTCGAAATCACCTGATTGATAAACGTACTGATCCCGGTCAATACCCCGTTTAGTGCATCGATAATCGGATCGACGAACGTCTTGATTAGCGACGTGCCCAGCGCCTTAAGCGCCCCCGCTGCCTTATCTGGCAACCCGCCGAGGAAGGTCATCACTTGGTGAAAAACGCCGGGTAAAGTGTTGGGGTTCGATTCGTCCCCGTTAAGAAAATCCCATACACTACCGATCAGGTTCTGAATTTTGGTAATGAACGGCTGCACTAGAGAAGCGTCAATATTCGCGCCCAACGTCGCCAGTGCCGCCGGTAGGTCGGTTGATGCGAAGTTGGCGAGCTTTGTCCAGATTGATTTCGGGTTACCAGGAAGAAGAAACTGTACAACCTCCTGCACCTTATCTCCGAACGGCCCGACCAAATTGGTTTCAAGATTTGCCCCGAAATCGGCAAACGCCCCCGGCAACTTGCCAAGAAACACCTGTATACTGTTGGGACCGCCATCGAATAGACCGTTCAGCGCTTTACCAATGTCAGCTACCTTATCTTTGAAAGGCTGAACCAACGCTTTATCCAGTTGCGCGCCAATGTTTCCAACTGCGCCGCTAATACGATTACCCGCCGCCTTTAATTGCGATTCGTTGGCCGCAAACATTGCCGATCCTGTATCTCCTGCCGCGCCGGTGAACCCTTCCTGATAGGACTGCTGTAAATCGATCCCGGCTTGCTGTGCAGCGGTTTGTTGATCAGGGGTAGGCGTCAGGTCAGGCACACCGCCGCCATCCGTACCAGGAGCCGCCCCCTTGCCGCCTTTTGGTTTCGGCGGTGCTTTTGCGACTGGCTGCTTAGTGGTCAATGAGGCGGCTTGCTGTAGCATTGCCTGTTGCGTAAGCAGTGCATCACGTTGCGCCGATTGCTGAAGTTTCGCTAGTCCCAATTGAATTTCAGCGTTATCAACGACGATTTGCTGTTGATCGGCATAGTCGGTAAGCGCTTGTTTTTGAGCATCTAACGCCTTTATCTGATCGGCGGCTGTCGTGCTTCCCCTTGCCAGTGCCGATTGTGCCAACGCGATTTGTCGATCAATGGCGTCAAGTGCCGGTTTCGTGACGGCGGTAATGTCATCAAAGTGATTTTTAACGAGGTCAAGTTGTTCCTGAAACGGCGCAATCGCATCATCCAACGCCAATAGTTTTGACTTGACCTGCTCAAGACTCATACTGGCAACCGTGCCCATTGCCGCGTTGACATCAGCCGCAACCTGCTTAACTGGCTCAAGACTGACGCCGGTAAAGCCTTCCATCCATGCCAGCATGACGTTCGCGCCGCCTTGATCGATGTTGTGAAGTGGCCCTAATGGAGGCGGTGATAGACCGCTAAGGAAGTCGGCAATGAAGTTCGCTATACCGATCACTGCGGGGAAAATGTAAGTATTCGCCGCGTAAGTGATACCGCCCGCCAATGCACCAAGTGCCCTAGCGCCGCCCTCAAAGAAGTTTTTAGCCAGCGTGCTGATGTCTTGTGCTACTATCTCCATAGCTGTTTTTACGTTTTTAATCGTGTCGGCTGCCTTTTGCCCTCCAGATACCATATTCGACATGCCGCCCGTTATCAGATTGGCGATAGCCTCAATGTACGGAGAAATGCTGCTTATCGCATCCCCGATAACGGTCACAATGGTATTTATCTGGTCTAGGATAGCCCCAAAAATCGGCTGTATCGCTTTTGATAAATCGTCAAATATATTGGTTATGGTTGTGCCAATCTGCTGCATTTTCGTTGCGTTCGACTCTTGCGCGTTGCCAAGTTCGTCAGTCACCTGCTTACCCGCCGCCAACGTCGCATTGAGTAGCGCCTGTTCCTGATCGGCTTTGGTCATTGACTTTACGCTGATGTCCATCGACTTCGCGTAATCGTCGTATGCCTTTTTCTGATCAACGATAATGCCAATGGCGGCCAGCCCGCGTGTTTGCCCGCGTTTAATCGCTTCGGTGATCCGGTCGAATACGCTAACCGTATCCTGTCCGGTTGCCAGCGCAATCGTTCTGGCGATCTGCATCATCTGGGGTAAATCTTGCCCGAATGACTTTTGCAGTTCAGCGTTCACGCCCAGCAGCGCGTTGTTACTGATGGTCATCAGTTGAATGTCGTCAATCGTGCCTTGCGAGGCTGTGTGCAGTTGGCTCAGCAACGTATCAGCCGTAACACCCGCCGCTGCTGTCAGGTGAGCGAACCCGTTTTCAATATCTGAGAAACCGGCGCCGCGTTCAGCTAGCGCAAAGAACGCCGCTAATGCTGCAATCGCCACGCCGATAGGGATCGCAATCTCGGCTATCTGCGCGCCGGTCATGCCAAACGCCGGGCCGAGATTGGTGATTGCGGATTGAGCTTGACCAATTTGGGGAACAAATTGCTTGAGGGTATTCGCCGCACCCTGGAGGGACTGATCCATTGCGCCGACGTTGGTTGCCGCGCCTTTGATGCCTTGTCCAGCGGCGTTAGTCTGGCTGACCATCTGCTGGAGCGCGGTTTGGTATTGCGCCGCGCCCTGCACCACAGCGGCCACGCCGATTTTTGGAAAGTTACCGGGCATGTTGGGCTTTCCTTGCGGAGGCCTCGGCGTACACGGCTGAAATCAGCGTCTTAGCACGGAAAGCGGCGATCACATCGGCTTTGCTTAATTGAAGTGTATCTGATGTTATCCAGTCCGATGTGCCGGGCATTCTGTCCCATTCCTCAACGCTGATATGTAACTCTGACCTGGCCTCTAACTCCTCCAACACGCCCCGATGGATGATATTGATCGGCGGATCGGGCAACCGAAACAGATCGATGTCTTCACCGTTCGCCGTTATCTGGAAACGCGCCCATCGCTTGCGAGATCGCTTCCTCCGTTGGCGTGTTCTGCGAGTTAATCGCCTCAACAAGGGACGCAATCTCATCGGCTGAAATGAGCGAAGTCAGGTAGTAGTACCGCAATTCGTTTTCCGTAGCATCGGGATATTCGCTGCGATACTGATCCTGAAACTCGGCTGGCACTTCGAGTTCCACGCCATTGCCCAGACAGTACACCGTCGCGCGCATTTGGTTAGATTGCAACCATTCCGTCTTTTGTTCGATGTACGCCGGGTCATTCGGATTGGCCTCAGTGCCGATGTGCCCTTCACCGTAGCTGACGACGGTTTGCGGGATCATCGGCTTACCGCGATTGTCGGACAACATGCGCTGCACCATGCCGCTTGATATGCGCTTGAGCGTGAACGTAAAACCGCCCTGACTTGTCCAGGTGCGTTGTACGGCGTTGATGCCCGGCTTATTGCCGTTTGCGCCGGGCTTGCGGATGGGAGCGACTTTAACCGCGTCAACCATTCGTGGCCTCATCAGCGGGCGTGAAGTCCACGTAGTACGATTTGTCCAGTTCGAACTGCGTGTAGGCGTCAGGATTCAAAATCTGAATATTGATGTTTCCGGTCGGGGTTGTCCCGAAGAAAGCCTTGTTTTCGGCACTGTCGTTTACAACCGGGTGCATTTCGATTGCCACTATCTGCTTGCCGGTTGACCACTTACGATACGTAATCTGATCAACCGTGAATTTAGCCCGTACTGCCATTCAGCCTCCTGTTAGTTCGGATTCCTTGCCAACGCCATGTACCCAACACCGCCCGCCGTCTTACGCCCAACGGATAGACAAGTATTGGCCCCGCATGGTGCTAACACGTCAACACGCGCCGGAGCGCCCGGCAAAATGCCAATTTCGCTTGACGGGCTGTAACGCCACGAATTGCCGCCATCGACCGTGCGGTATACGCGCGCCGCGCCCGCGACTTCGGTTGCCAGATAGCCGACGTTCTCGTCGAACATCTGCAAATCGTCGATGGTCGTGATCCCGCTGTCCAGTGTGATCCGCGTCCAGCTTGACCCGCTGTTGGTCGTGTACCACAACTGCCCGTTGCCGGTTGCGACAAACCACGTAATCGCGCTCACACACCACACGGCGCTGAGGTTCTGACCAACAAGCGGTCCCGTAACCAGCGCCCACGAATTGCCCTCGTTGATGCTCACCAAAACGCCGTTGTTGTTCTGAACCGCCACAATCGTGCGCCCGTAGTAGTGAATATCGTTGATGTCCTGAGCGGAGAGTGAGCCATCCTGAACCACCGATACTGCCGCGCCAACCGAAGTCAGGCTGTAGATAACGCCGCCTTGTGCGCCGATAAAGCACGAGTTCGGATTACGCGTAACGATGCAGCGCGGCGATTTGCCAACGGTGAACCCGGTTGTGATCTGTGTCCAGTTGACGGTTCCGACTTGAATGTCGGTGAACTTCGCAAAGTGATACGCGCCCTGGAGATTGCTTACCACGATGCAGTACAAGCCCATCGGGGCCATACGCGACGCGCTCAACCCGCCGAGTGTCGGGATGTCGATCCCGGCCCACGTGTACCCGCCGTCTGACGCGTACAGCAGTTGACTGGACAAGCCCGGCGATCCGGCGTTGGCTATTTGCAACGCATACGCTTTCTGACAGCCGTCTGAGGCAGGTCCGCAATCGCCGCACTGGATTTGATCGTAGAAAAACGCGTCAACGATTTCAGCCAGCGTGATAACCGACCCAACTTGCTCGAAAACCATCGGCAACACGACAGTCATCGATTCGGCGCTGAAATCGCCGTTAATATCGACAATCGCGTTCTTTGATGCTTCCAACGGATTGAACAGCGAAAAGCCGAACTTCTCCAACCGCGTGCGTCCCAAGATGATCTGGCTGTCCCATTGATCTGGCTGATCGGGCCGTGCGCAATTCGAGTTGATTACCTTGAGATTGAAATCGCAGCCGCGCGCCCGCAAACTCTCCCAGCGATCAGACAGAAAACGGTTAGCGTGCTGAATGAAACCGGACGTAATCAGCGCCGGGGATGCAATGATCGCGTCCACGATGTCCCAGCGGTTGCGTACGTCGCTTGACGGTATCCAAACCGGCGTCTTCTTGCCCAGGTCTTGATCGGTTTTCTGCAATTCGACCAAGCCTTGATAGTTGTACGATACGCCGGGATTGGCGTAACCTTCCTGAAGCCAAACACGGCTTTTGCCAGCCTGTAATAGGCTTGGATCGTTTATCTGACCGACTGCCATTAATAGCGCTCCTTAATCCAACATTGAACGGGCTAAACTGATGATACTCAAGGCGTCCTCACGCACACAATCAAGCACAGCGTCCCGCGTCAATTCATGGCCACCAGGACGTAGAAAATCTCGCGGCTCAACGAGTCCGCGCGAAAATAACGCGCTGCTCAATTGTGCCACGAAATCAGGCGGGGCGTGCTCGTACAGGTGGTCTAGGTTGAGCGACAAGGGTACGCCCTCCTCAGGATTGGCGTCATCGTGTGGCAAGAGGACACGGCGCATAATACCGCGCTCGTCACGGAAGTCTTTGGTGACGGTCATTCTCTGCCCCGAAGATCGAAGTTGTTGAAAATGAAGTCGATAACTTGCGCCATTTGCGCGATTATCATTAGCTGGTTATGTCCGGTTGTTCCGTGGTGAAAATTAGCGGCGTAATAGTCGGCAAACTCAATTTCCTTTTGCTGGCGTTCGTCAAAGTATTCGCGCCAATCGTGTTCGATGTCCGTGTCGCTATCTAAGGTAAACATCCGCTCATCGTCAGCTTGCTTAGATAGAATCTCATATAAACGCGGTGCGCCGTCTTTCGTCACTGGAGCAGGCATTAGTTTATTGACACTCCCTCAAAAATTCTAAGTCTTTTAATCCTTTGCCATGCCCACAACGCCCCGGCGCGCGGCTCAAATGGACAATCTGAAACTTCCTCAGGCAACAATGATCTTTCGGTTCCTAAGCCGTCGGTTGGGTAGCTCCTCCACTCCCGGATAATGCGCTGAGAACGTTCACAGCCACATTTATCTGAAGGTAAGAATGAAGTCGCCAACCGTGCGACGATGTCAGCCATAGTCCGATCCATGCGCCCGTCCGCTTGACGCGGCATACCGGCTACGTAATTCACCACAACTCGATCCGGTTCCCGGCCCTGACTCGGCTGGTTCTGACCGCCCAACAGGTAATCAATCGCGGCCTGCCCCATCTCCCAGTTCCGATCCCCAACGCACACCGGCCACACTTCGACCTGGCACGGCGTAATCGTACACGGCGTCAGAATACCGCCGCTCATGGTTCCTTCCCACTCCGCTTGCCCTTGCGCGGGGTCGCTTGTCGTCGTGCTCGTATCCAGCACAAGCGAGTAGACTTCGAGTTGCGCGACAAAGTTCCCGGCAACCGTCACGTCAAGCGGCACAGCGGCATAGGCTGATTGCAGTTCGGGCTTAACGCACAGCGACCGATGTCCGGTGATCGTCGCCGTACCCCCTGCAATCGAAACGCGCACGGGCCGCAAGCGCCATGTATCATCGAATGGCGCGTTGTCCCGGTCGGACAGCGTAAAGTACACAGCAAGCTGTGTCGGGTCGGTAATCGTCGTGGCAAAGGTGATTGTGAACGTGTCCAGTATACCGTTCGCCGCGTTGACGCTGTTGGCTGAGGAGTAGGCGACGTTTTGCGCGCCGAGGTCTGTGGCGACGATGGAGCCAGCGCCCTGCACCATGCCGTACTTCAGTTGCACAGACTTATTTTGGCCTCGTTTATTTGTGCCAGCGCCGAACAGGTAGCGCTCAGCCGGACGGGGGTATTTGATCTCTTCTGAGGAGATATAGCGCGGGGAAGGCCAGAATCCGAGTTCTTCTTGTACAGCCTCCTCGCTGCGCTGTATTGCGTTGCCGACTTCACTCCTGCTTAAGAAGTCCTGTTGCCAGGAATACTGGTAAAACACGTGCTCGCACGCGGCCAGAGCAGTGTTGGAACTGCCAACCGGGAAGCCATAGCTAACCTGATTGAGTTCATAAGGCTCGATTCCCATCAAAGCGCCCCACTCATCGATTCCTAACCCCGAGATCGCGTCGCTTCGGGCCATATCATAGTTCCCTATTATTCAGCATAACGACACTTCCAACCTTTATGATTAGAGTACTCGCCCCTAGCCACGCGGCACATGCTGCCTGCTGTTAAACCCCGACTTTCGCTAAACCCCTTTAGATTGACAAATTCAAATTCTTCGCCATCGGGAGAGGTAGCTATCCAATGTAAACTGTGTTTTAGTCTACATTCATCAGACATCTTAACGCCCTTGCGCGCTTCGCTCATGCGCTTTCGTGCCTCGGGTGAAGGGATTTTACCTTTATGGCTATCGCTCAATTTCTGACGCATCCCGGGCAAGTTAATTCTTTCTTTTGCAGCGTCACTTATTTTCTTGCGTGTTTCGGGAGAATGCTCACAACCGTTAGCTTTAGGGCAAATATTAAAGCCCCGATTCCCAAAAGGCTTAAGCTTTTTGAACCAATACTGCTCGCGCTCAAGAACGTTCCAGGGCATAACCAACTCAAGCACTTCAAACCTAAAAGCATCAATGCCGTATTTGTTATAAGCGTTTTGGAGATGTGCGTTGCCGTGTTTACCAAGCTTAAGCTTGCTAAAATGCGTATGCCGACGTGCTTGCAAATTTACGGCACTACCGATATAGATTTTTCCATTTGCCGTACACGTTATCATGTAAATCCCGGATGTTGTTGGTATACTTGCCATTGGCTGTGCGGTCCTTTCGCATAGTGCCGTCGGCGGTTTGCCCCGCGTGGACGGCGTTTACATTGCCGCTAATTATAACTCATCTAAGGGTTATCGGCCTCAAACGGATTAATCACGCTGTCGGCTAATTCAACCTTTGCCTTGAGCCATTCAATGTAGTGTGCCATCCACGACGGATGCCGGAACTCTATGATATGCGGACTTATGTTGCCATTGAACTCCTTAGGCTCATGCAACAAAGCCTCAAACAATTCCTTCTCCATGTCCGCACGGTACTTGACCCACGCCGCGTCAAGTGACGCCTTTGCGATTTCGACCTTGCGCTTGCCAGCGTCACGCGCCTCTATTTCGGCGTCGTTTATATCCATAAGCACACCGAATTTCGATTTACCCATGATGCACCACACTTTCCACGATAATCGCCCCGGCACTGAACCCAAACCAATCGAGCGCGGCGATCAGCCAGCTATCGCCCCGGTACAGCGCCACAGCCAGTGCCACAACAGCACTAACCCACAACGACATGCAAAACACGCAGCAAAAAGCACCGGCCAATCCATGCCCAACGCACTGACTATACTCATCGTGTCTAACCCCCACGGCATGCCGTAACTTGGCAAACACGTCACCCGGCCCGGCTTCGGTTACGATGAGTGAGCTAATTCTGAACGTAACTAACATACATAAAACCTCAAGCACGTCTACACTTCCAGCCTTTATGGTGTTTGGCATAACCGTATGCCACTTGTCCCATAGCGCTACGATTAAGATTATGCTCGAGACAAAAACGCTGTAAATTTACAATTTTCGCCTCATGCCCATCAGGATCGATAACAACCCACTCGAGCGATTTTGAGGCACTCATCTTTTCGCGTATCTCGAGTGAAGGATTTTTGCTTGCGGCACTAAGCTTCGCACGTGTTTCTTCGGTAGGATGCTTTCCCTTGTTCGCTGGTGATTGTCCTTTGTGAGATACGCTCAGTCTTTCTCGAGTTTCGGCTGAATGATGCTTTCCTTTATTCCATGCCGGTTTTCCAATATTCGAAGCGCTAATCCTTTGGCGTACTTCCAAAGGAGCGTTAAGCATTGGAGATTCGGCATTACGTGAAACATTAAAACCACGTGGCTCGAATGGTTTTAATTTGTCGAGCCAATATTGCTCTCGAGCCAATAATGCAAACGGAAAAACGTATTCTAGAACCTTAAACGTGAAACTTTCTTCGCCATACTTGTTCCAAGCGCTTTGCAAATGGCGATTACCGTGTTTATTGTGACGTAAGTTAGAGCAATGCTGCTGCATACGCGTGCGCAGATTTGCCGTGCTACCTATATAAATTTTCCCATTTGCAATGCACGTGATCATGTAAATTCCCGAAGTTGACGATATACTTTCCATAGCTGATGCACCTCTACTGCATTAGAACCGTTGGCGGTGGCGACCGCGCGAACGGTATTATCGTTGATTGATATTATACCCCTTTTAAAGCGCAGCTACAGGCTGACGCTGAATTGTTGGTGGGGGCGGCGGGATAGGAGTAGATTGCTTTTCCTCGGCTATTTCTGCTATGGGAGTAAAGCGCTGATCGTTTTGAAGATCTGCCAATTTTACGTAGAATGTCGCACCGCCCATTCGGTATCCATAGTTTGTTTTTGTTATTGGCCCGTACACTTGCGTTTGTCCGGGCGGCCCGTTGTACACGATCCTCACCAGTTGATCGGGCGTTGGCGGTTGGCCGTTGACGCCCTGGATAACCTGCTTGCTGGTTGGCGCATTGTTTTTGCAGCCGCACATTTTGCCTCCTGAGATGTACTCGCCATACTTCTGATTGAACGCTGCGATAATTTCAGCCTTGATCGTTTCGCCCCGTTCACGCCGCTGGCCGGTCAAATATCGGTATATGAATAATGGCTCAGCCACGCGCGCGCCGCAAATATCGGCCTTCGCAAGATCCATGAAATATTGGACGTCCTCCCAGGATACCATCGATTCATCGAAGCCGCCGATTTGTTCGTGCCACGCCTTCTTAAGTAGGATGTTCACGGCATGACCTACCGGCTTTTGGAACACATCCCCCGTCACAAACTCCGGCGTTTCGTGCCCTTCGAGCATGCCCTCTTTGTTCACCGATAGCCAGTCGGTGTACACGTACCGCCCGGTTCGCTGGTACATGCGCAACGTCTTTTCGAGGAACGTCGGCATCAAGATGTCATCGGCATCGAGAAACGTCACGAACGGCGCTGTAGCGTGTTTGACGCCCAGATTACGGGCTGCCCCTGCACCAACGTGCCCCGCCGTATCGATTACGCGCGCCCACGGGAACGGCGCAAGTCCGGGTAGCGGTTCGCCGGTATCGTTGACAATGATCGCTTCCCAGTATCGCTCAGTCTGGCGTTCTATGCTGTCAAGGGCTTGCGCTAGATAAGGAATGTGGTATCCGGCCACTGGCACAATAACCGATACCTTAGGCCGATCGTAGTTGCGTACCGGGCGCGCAATGCCAGCGGCGGCCAGCGGGTATTGCTTGTCATTTATAAATGGCTTGTCTCCAACCCAGTCCGGTTCGGTTTGTTTTCCAGTTCGCACACCTTCAGATAAACTCCCGCTGTGAAGGCGATAATGAAACCATCCGGCATCAGTGACCTGTTTGGCACGGAAGCCAAGCGAGACAATGCGCAAGAATAACTCTGCATCCTCAGCCGGTTGATACTGCGAGCGATAGCCTCCCGCTCGACGCCACGCATCACGACGAAACATGCAGCACGTTGGCACTTGGTTATGGCGGTCAACTTGTTTCTCCCACGAAAATCCTTTAGGCCACTCGCTGACAGCGCCTAACTTGCCGTCAGCATCAATCGTCTGCAATCCGGTGAATGCAATGCCCAGCCCGCGATCAGCGTCTAGAGCATCGGCTAACGTTTGCAGAAAGCGCGGATCACCTAACTTGTCATCGGCATCCAGACAACAGATATAGTCGCCCTTTGCCTCTTTGATGCCGCGATTGCGCGCGTTGGCGACGCCGGAGTTTGGCTGATCGATAACACGCGCGTCATACAGAACCTGGTTTGTATCGAAGCCGGAAACGCTAAGTGCTTCGATTATCGCGTCATGCGACCCGTCGGTTGATCCGTCGTTGACTATAATTAATTCGACATTCCATCCTGTAGTCGGTGCTTTTAACGACTGTTTAGAAACGCTGGCTATCGCCTCACCGACATATTGCGCGTAATTGTGGCACGGAATAATGACGCTAATTTTTGGATGTGAATGCGTGTCGAATAGGCTATCGTAAACTTCAGCAATCGAAGCCGCCACGCCCTGCCACGTGAACAGCCGTGCGACTTCGCGGGCGTTCGCGCCCAACGTTTCGCGGTGCTTGAGACAGTACGCCAACCCTTCAATTAGCCCGTCAATGTCGCCTGGTTCGCACAAAAAACCGTTAATGCCGTGTTTGACAAGATTCGGCATGTTGCCGTGTGCGTAGCCAAGTATTGGCACTCCTGCAGCCATGAATTCTAGCGCCCCAATGCAAAACGTTTCCTTCGTGGTACACAATCCGATAGACGCGCCTCGAATTAGACCTTTCATCACGTCAAAAGTTTGACGCCCGATGACGCGCAAGTTCGGAGTCGCCGCCTGCCCGAACGTGCTCAGGAAGTGCATCTGTGGCACTTTCTTTGCCAGTTCGGTGATCGGCGTCGGGTCGCACACCGGATCGCTTCGGGTCTTATTCCACAACACATACCCTTGATTGTTGCCCGGTTCCCACTCGTCAAAGTCGATGGCCCACGGGATCACCGTCGGATTGATGTGGCAATCGCGCCTCAGCAGATCGGCAACCCATTCGCTGGGAGCGGTTACGACACGCGCCGACATAAAAGAATTCACAACTCCCTGATTGGCACTGACCATCCACGGTTCAATCAGGTGCGGGTAAGCGCTTGGGTATAAACCATGGAGATGTGCCACGTCGGGCTGTCTGTCGTTGTGTTGCCCTGCATGTCCAGCAATTAAATCGGCTTCATTTATATTTTCGGTGAGTTGATACCCCCACTCGGGTAAAGACTTCTCGAGATGGATTGTTATCGCGTTTATGCTGTTGGTCAGATCGTTTCTCGCATGAGATGGCAATGGCATCATGTAGCATTTACGCATGGCGGCACATCCAGTGACGATGATGGTTACGCCTACCGTTGGCAACTGCACACATTTTCGTTGTACTTAGTCCGTTCTGACGGCAAAATTCAGTTAAGTTGTGCACTTCGTTCAATGTCTTCTTGCTCCTGAACAAATCTCATACGGGCATACAGGTTCGCGCTGCCATAATTTCGATACTCAGGTTTGCGCTCCCAACCTAAAAAACTGACGGGTTGCCATTTTCCGGGAACATCCCGATTTAGCATTAGTTCGACTTCGCGAACGGCGTCTTCTTTTGTTGCATAGTCGAATTTCTGGCAATATTCAAAATCAACAATCCCCCACGGATTGTAGTAGATACGATAGACAGTCGGGACCGTAAGGTCTACAACCAAGTGGGGATTTTCGGCTTTCATGCCGTTCGCTCCAAAACCAGCATCGTATGAACCACCTTGACCGACTTCCAGCTATCGGGATTCTCCGCCTTCCAATCTGCCACGGCCTTGCTCACTTCAACGTGTAGCGGGTGCGCAACGTGCCCTGGATGTGCGTCGCTAGCGGTCACGGCGTTATCGTGTACCAGCACAAAGCCGCCAACCTTAACCAACGGCGTGTACAGCGATAAGTCGGCAAGTGCATCAGTATACGAATGCCCGCCGTCAATGAACAAAACGTCAATAGCTTTGTTGCGCAGTTTCTTCTTCAGTTGAGCGAGCGTCGCCTTGTCGCTCGAATTGCCGACAATTAGCGGCGGCGGTACTAACCCGGCCTCGGTCAGGTTCGCCGAGTACGCGTCAAGTGGGTTGATCTCAATGCCGTATACGGTTGCGGTGGGCGCGTATTTCACAAACGCCGCCATTGAGCGTCCGAATTCCACGCCGACATTAACGATTACGCCGCCTTCGGGTACGGTTTTCGCGTACTCGATCAGCGTATCTTCCTCATCCGTTTCAAGCCAGCCGGGTACATCCGTGTACGGGCTGTACGGTGCATTACCGATCATCGTACCCCCTTTCACTGCAATCGATTGATAAGCAAGTCGAAGTGGCCTTCTATGGCGGTGCTAGCCCCTTGCGGTGCGCCAAACAACAACGCCACGTACTGCCAAGCGCCGTACACCGCCGCCCCTTGCCCGGCAGCCCAGCCGTATCGCGCTTCCAAGTTTGTGAAAGTAGCGCCGTCGGTTTGGTGTTGCAGTAAACCGTATACTGAAAGCACTTGCGAAACGGCTTGACGCATCGCATCGCGCGCGTTACCGAGTGCTTGCGCGTCCGAGTTCGCGCTCCGGTTAGTGATTATCTCGTCTGATGCCATCGTTCATACTCCTATTCGTTAGTTGTCCGTTTCATTCTATCATAGAGGCGTACTCAACGTCGTGATCGCCGCGCCCGACTTCACGTCGCTGAATAGGCTGAAGCCCGCGAGCCAGCCTTTCCAGTAGGTGCCGCCATTAAGGCGAGCCAGTGTGCAAAGTGCGTTAGTCAGCGAACCTGTCCACGCACCGGCTAGAGTGTGCGAACTAGGCGCACCGCCGTCTATGTACAATTTAAGCGCATTGCCTGCCTGATCCCATGTCTCAATTATGTTATGCCAACCAGCAGTCACCGCAAGCGATACGGTTATCGATGAAATTGACCCGCCTTTTTTGTCATAGATAATGACTGTACTTGCTGTTTCCTTACCGCCCACAACGAAATTATTGGTGTCAACTCCTATCGAATAGAAATACTCTGTTGTAGGCCAACTTCCATTGGTGTTTATCCAGATTGAGATCGTACCCTTGGTTGGATCAAACACGCTATTCAACGCCACCGCTGGCAACTGCCCAAATCCGGTCGTGCCATCAAACAACGGCGCATTGCCCATGCTTGCGCCCGGCCCGGCAAGGTTCGCCAGTGCCACGCCGCCGTTGTATGTGCCGTTGAGTCCACTGTTGTTCGGGCAAACTATCGTTGTACCGGCGTTCTCGTTCAGCGGGTAGTAGGCAATCAGGTTGCCAAGTCCCTGAACCGCCGACTGATACGCCGGAACGCCAGTGCCTCCGCGCCTGAGAAGATACTGGCCTAGAAGATGGTGGAAACTCAACTCAGCTTGTCCAGTAGTATTGCAGCGAGTAGCCGACTTGCACGCCGGTTGACAGGTTGATGATCAGCGCATTGCCATTCTGAGCCTGATCAAAACCTAGACTAATCCCGCGCCCCGGCACGAGCGGCAAGCATACGCCGTCGCCTTGATTCTGTGCCAACGTTCGCCAAAATGGGGAACCGCCCGCCTTGACGATAATCGTAACCGGCGTCGCGCTTTCGTTTTGCACCTGGAGCGCGGTGATTACCAATCGTTGCGGTACGTTCGGCTGGGCAATAACCACGTTATCGCCGTTGCCGTTAATGGTTCCGGTTTTGAACAGAAATCCGCCGGGCACTTGCGGATCTTGCGTGACAACCACATATTCCATTGGCATGTTAGATTGTTCTCCGTTGCTCTGCCATTGAATATAATGCGAACTTGCTCAAATTCGCCTCTTTGAACTTCTTCGGTCTACGTGCTTTGATGAACACACCCGGTTCAGACGGATCATCCATCAGCGCGAGTATCTCAAAGTCGGCAAAGATCGCCCGCATGTCATCACAATTGTAGCGCCAGGCGTCTATCGGGTATTCGTGATATTGAAATCCTTCCGACCGCGTGGTAATGAATAACACGCCGCCCGGTTTCAACACGCGTTTGTAATTGCTGATCACCGCGCGCCAGTCGCTAACATGCTCGATTACCTCAGTCGATACCAGCACGTCAAACGAGCGCGCGCCGAACGTTTTTACAAGATCCTCAGCCGCGCAAATGCGATCAACACAGATACCCGGTACGATGTCCGTGCCAACGTATCGATTACAACCCAGCCGCTCGAAATGCCAGCGTGCCGAACCGTTCACGTCCTGCGAACCGCTTTCGATAATGTCCTTGCCGAATGCCTCGTCTTTAGCAAGGTTGTCGCGCACGAATTCAAGGCAACGTATATTACACACTGATCGTCGTCTTTTCCGTGTCGAGTGTCGAGTGTTGGTAACTTTTGCCGATGTGATCGAAGTACGTGTTTATCCACTCTGGCAACACAGTAATCACTGGCGACTGAGGCTCACTCCGCATTTTATCAAGTACCATGTGACTGTACGCCTCCTCAGTCGCGCCCAACTTCAGCCCTTCGGGATAATACCCGTAGAATTGCGGGTGAAACGTTGCGCGCTTGAGGTGCGGCGTGTTGCTATAAATCCAAAGTGTCGGGGAACCGCTATCCAAAAGTAAGTAACACAGCTTGCCGAACAACCCCATGCCCTCACGGTAATCGGGTATCCAGTGCGATATGTCGGCCTCCATTTGATGGAGAATACACTGAGTACCACTTGTGCCGCCGAACCGCATCATGCCGATTTCCGGCTTGACCTCCATACACGCAATCGCCGCCTGAAGGTCAAGTTCCTTCTGTAGAATTCGGTCATCTTCGACCTGAATTACGAAAGGTGCACTACTATAACGAAGTGCACGATTTACATTAAACCCCCACCCGCCGTTAACGCCTCGATGTGGCACAAACTCATAGTTTATGAAATTAAATATGTATGACTTTGCAAGTTTAGATTGATAATCACCTGGGGAAGCATCATCCGCAATCAAGTATCGAAGTTTATCCTTCGGATAATCAATTTTTTTATGGAGGGCCTCCATTGTGAGGATTATCTCATTCAAACGATCGTACGTGACGACTATAATATCAACGCGGGGCCACTCCATTTATTTCAACGCTCCGAACGTGGCTAAAGAACTCCAGAATGCTGGACTGTTTTTTGAGAGCCACGCGTTTTCCATATTCTTCAACAAGCCACCCCATAGCATTCTTTTTGCCTTTACTATTGTTGCATCCATCGATTCCGTGACAAAGGGGAACAATATTGCCGGGGACTGTATTGCCCCCGTCGCAAACAGGTATCCAGTGGTCAAGCGCCAATGTGTGCCAAAAGCCAATAGTACGCCCGCAAATAGCGCAGCGGTTACGCCAATAATCAAGAGCAAATAACCAGTCGTCTTTGGTGAAATCAACAACGGTTTCCAGTTTCTTTGCGCGCCGTCGCTCAACGGCGATCTTTTGGTTAAGTTGTATTGTTCCTTTATCTCTCCGCCGAATATAAGACTCGCGCGAGCGCTCACGAAAAACATCCCGGTTATCTTGATAACGCTTCTTGTGATAGAGCGCACTTTCGGCCTTATGCCTTCGGTAGCGCATTTTATTGGCAGCGCCATATTGCTCTCGGTGTTGTTCGTAATGATGATGCTTGTACTCAGGGTTTTTATCAAACCACGCCTTCTTAGATGCCTTAACACGGTCCTTGTGAGTTTCGGTGTACCGATGTTGGTTGACTTTTCGACAAGCCTTGCACTGTTTATCAAGCCCGGTTGACTTGTTCCGGTAGAACCATTCGGCTGTTGCTGGAAACTCTTGCTTGCACTTCGAACAACGTCTATACTCTTCCATAGTGCCTCCTGTTCAGGCGCTCAACCCCCGGTTGTTTTCAGCAACGCGGGGACTTCAATTCAGCTTATTATACCTCAGCACTCGCCATTTTCTTGATCAGCGCCAGGGTCGCAATGCAATCGCTGAGGGCCGTGTGTCCCCCGCCCGGCAACCGTTGCCATTTAAAATTGCCGTGATACTCGTTGTACTCACCAACGAACTCGGCATACGGATTCATGATGTCGATAGTCCGCACTCCGCCTTGAATTAATGAGACATCGGCCCACGTTCCGTCGTTTTTCATGTGGTGCGACTTGATGCCAACATGCTTAGCCGACTGCTCAACAATCCGTGTGTCGAAATCGGCATTGTAAATAGCCACATGCAAACCGTCTGTTAAAAGCTGCACAAGGCTATCCCACACCTGGTCAAACGTCGGCGCGTCCTTGACCATCTCGTTGCTTATGCCGTGAACCGCAAACGCGCGCCCGCGTTCGTCAATCGGCTTGCTCGGCTTAACCAGCGTGTCAAGTAGCACGTTGCCGTCACTGTCGATCACGGCGATCTGCACGACTTCGGCGCTGTCGTCGAGACCGGTTGTCTCGGTATCCAAAATAAGGAACTTCTTTGCCGCAAGCTGTTTCATGGCGGCTATCGCGTCGGCGCGAGCACTCAGATAATCAACTTCACTTTGCATCACAAATATCCTTTTTAGGTGGGACTGTGACCCACGGGACACAGCCCCCAACCGTCTCAGCAAGAACAGTTCACAGTGTACCATAAAATCAAGGTATAGGTAGCGGTCTGTTGTAATCCGCCCAATCCTTGAGTACTGCCTTTTGGTCAACCCCAAAGTAAGCGCTGATATGCTCCAACAGAAACAACCACCAGTCCGATTTGTCGGTAATTGTCGATTGAAATTGGCGGGGTACAGGTTCATTGCGAAGGCGGTCGAACGTAAACATGGCGAACATGACATTTTCATCGGCATTGTCGGACGGATTACCTTCAACACGGAAAGCGTAATTGTCGATAACCATTATTCCGCTCATGTTAGTTTCCTTTCAGGCTGTTGAAGTGAGCTACCATGTACTCGTTCATGATACCAGCAGTAATTTCAGCGTTTTTCCTCATGTCGATTTCAACCTGATGCCAACCATAAGCATCGTCGCTAGACCAATCCTCATCCTTAGCGCCAAGTTCGCGTAGTGGATTGTCGGGATCAGGCATTAGCGGTATCTGCTCACCACGCACCAATGCGTCACCATCAATCAGCCGCATTATCTGCCTATAGCAATCCTTGCAAATAACTTCTTTGCGCATATCAGGCTGAATATACCGCATCCAATCAGCACCCCGAACGGCAAAGAACTTGCGTTCCTCGTTGCCACACCGCACGCAACGCACTGGATAGCGAATATAAGGTATTCGTCCCTTATTGGTCAACATCAACTCCCATCGAGCCGCGTCAATTACTGACAGCCCTTTCGTATATACATCGAGCGGCAAGTAGGATGTTTCAAGTGTGTATTTGGCTCTATCCATTATGCCAAGTTGCACGTATTTGCAGAAACATGAAAGAAGTTGCCCGCCGCAAAACGGGCATATCTCATGATCGCAATTCGGAAAAAATTTATGCAACTGACCTTCTCGGCAACCGCAGTCACCGCATGTGTGGATTTGTGGAGACATACCCCGTTTACCTCAAGTTGGTTTACCTGATGGGTGTGGCGACCGCCGGTAAAAAGCGGTATTCGGGAATGACCCTAGCCACACAAGAATTGTACCATCAAACAGAACCGGGCGCAACGTTGCGCCCGGAGTAATCGCTGAATTGCGAACTTTACGCAATGACCACGGGTGGGCTGCTTTGCCAGTCCACATAATAGGAAGTCTGCGCAGGCGCCGAGGTCCTCCCGCCGTCTTTGAAGTATTGTGAATTCGGATCGTATGACGCCACGTGCTGGAGCGGAGCGTATCCGACATTCTGAAGGCGACCTGCCAACTGTGGCATATGCGTACGCACCCTAAAGCGGGTAACCGTGTCCCACTGAACGCAAGGTCCATTGTAGTATACGTACCAGCGGAAAATCCCGCCGTCGGTCGTGAACGTGTGCAGCAACCCGCCCTGCTGTACGACGTCATCCATGATCCCGTTCTCCCAGTTGAATGGCTGGATATACGATATTGGCATTTCGCCAAGCACACGGTACGGCATGAAGTAGATACCACTGGCGTACTGTCCGGCGCTCAATTTGTTATTGTTGGTGACGTTGGTTTCGGTGATCGTGTCGTCCTGGATGACCTCGTAGGGCACGCCGCGAATCGGCAGGTACGACCCTTGCCGCATAGCGTTGCGCAAGTCAACGGTTTCCTTGCCGTCGATGGTCACGCGCCCGTTGTTGAAAGCGCCGATTGCGGTTAGGGCTTCGGTGTACTCGTACACCGGCCACACCTTGACGATTTCGTCAAACAAGTTCGGGTGAACGACGAACTTCCAGGTGCAGGGCAGCAGCCCCTGACGCTGGGCGTTCCACCAGCACGAGCGAACCATCATATCCATACGGCTGTAGAACGACTGCCCGTTTGAGCCGCTCGATACGATGGATGATCCGAAGTCGTCAAGGTACGAGTCCAACGCGGTACACACGTTCTGGCTGAACACGTCCTTGTGATTGCCCTGGTTGATCTGAAGATCGAACCCTTCGATCTGCTGGTAGTTTTGCGACGTGCTGCTGTTTGCCGGGTTGCCCGCGTACGTCTGAGTGGCAAGCAACCGCTTGAGGCCAACGGCCATCACAAACGCGCGCTTTGAAAACTCATTCAAGAGGATTTGATTGCCGCCGCCCTGCCCCAACATTTGCGGGATCAGGTTGGTTTGTGGCGGGGCCATATTCATCAACTGGAGGTACGTCGGGTCGGCGCGGTCACGCAATGTAGCGATGTTTTCGAGGTTCATTGAGAACGAACCGCGATACTTGCCAAACGGCATTGTCACCGTGCAAGCCTTGAGCAGTCCGGCTTCCGGCCCAACGGCGCATTGGGTAGTCGGTTGATTGGCTACCGAGTCCAGGTTGCCGGACGTTACACCGGTGATATAGGTGTGCAGCGGAGCCGAAAAGCCGCCGAACCCCTGATCGCCGCCGTCAAACTCCTGACCGAGTCCCTCGAAGATGATCGGCAAGTCGTCAATCAGCCCTTGCATCGGCAACATCATCGCGCTGAAGATTTGCGGCATTTGACCGGGCACGGAAAAGAGACCGCCATTACCATGGACATATGGTCCTACTGGATTTGCGCCAACACCCGTTGGATTGTTTTTGAAGCCGGTCATCTGGTCATCAGTTCCGGCCAGTTGTTTCTGCTGGAAGCTGAGCGGGATGTTTTTCGCGTTCTTGTTGGTAACGTGATACGGATTATCGAACGGCGAAAACGGATTGAAACGGTGCGGTTGCTGTTGAACTTGTAGTGTCATGATTTAACCCCTGTGCCCGTTCTGGAATGCCGTGGGCAGTCCGATAAACGCCGCCATGTCAACCGCCTTGATGTTTTCGACGGGCGTGTTTGGTGCGGTATTGCCGCCGATACCTTCCATGCGTGCCTTGATTGACACCAACGCCGGATCGTCGGGTGGCACTTGCGTATACGGCGAACGACTGGCCGGCGTCGGGTTGTACAACTCCTTTGCCAGCGCGTTGATACCCGCTTCAAGCCCGGCCTGTTTTTGATTGATAGCGACCAACGCCTGAGACACTTGACCCAACGCGTCACCAATAGCCTTATAGCCGGTTGCCAGTTCCTTCAGCCCGGTTTCGGGAGTGCGCGCTTTGCGTCGCGCCTTCTTTGCCGGTGGGGTGTCGTCTTCCTCATCCTCACCATCTTCGCCGTCGTCCTCACCGTCTGACGCGGCAGCGGCTTTTGCCGCTTTCAGTTGGCGCTTGAGCTTGGCGACTTCCTTCTTGAGCCGCCCGAATTCCTCGTCCTCATCCTCGTCGGTTTCCGGCTCGTCTTCGGGATTATTCTGTTCTTCTTCGGTGACTGGTTGACCTTGACGCCCGGTTTTGGGCAGCGGCTCATCAGTCTTGGTCTTCTGACCGGCAAGGATCAAAACGGCGTTCTTGAGAGCCTTCACGTCTGAGGCAAGGTCGCTTTCCTCTGCGTCAACCTCCTTAAAGCTCGTTTCGATCTGGTCTAAGGCACGCGATTTCGTGCCAGCGGTTGCAAGCAGTTGTTTGGCTAGGGCGGGGCCTAAACGCCGTTCCAACTCCTTGCGCTTTTGCGCGGTTACTGTCATTTCCTTGAACTCCTCTAAGTTTGCAAACCCCGTCCATAAGTTCGCCGCCATATCGCTAGGCAACGGCGAAATTTCAAACGGCGTGTAATCGTGGTACACACCATCGACCAAAGCTGATCGCGGGTAGAGATACCCGAATGAAACCAAATCATCGTCAGGCGCGGCGTTGACGTAGTATTCTTTCATAGCCTGGCTGAACTCGTCAGGCCAGAATTCGCCCGCCGCCATAACCACATGCCCCTCACGTCCCAACCAGAACGCCTCACCGTGATATGCTTTGCAGTGCCAGTAATCAAGTTTGGGCATAGGCGCCAGTCCGCTATCGATACGCTCAATCGCTTTGTCATGCGCCTTTTCAGCGAACCATTCGCCGTCACGGTCTTGCGCGTTATTCGAGTAGAACGCGACCCAGTACTGGTTGTCCGGCCCGAACGTCTTGAATCCGGTGGTGATGTCTAACGGCGGGTTGTGCCACTCAACTATGCCAAGCGCCTGTTTGACCGCCGTCTTGATGACTTCAATCAGTCCCGGTCGGTCAACTTCCTTGCCGCCGTCTACCACCGTTACCGGCTGTGCGTTTGCCGCGTCTTCCTCGTCGTCGTCTAGTTCGCGCAACCACAGATTGCAAAGTCCCGGCGCTACGATGTCCCCAGCAACCAATCGGCAAGCTGCGTCATCAGCATCGAAGAATGCACAGTTCGCGCAAGCCGATGTCTTGTCGCCGCCCGTCGGCTCATACTGCACACGCGGATCATCGGGATCGAGTTTCGGTGTGAGTGTGTCACCCAGATAATCGTCACCATCATCGTCGAATTGCACCGGGCTAGGATTGGACTGTTCAGCGAGTGGCGACCAACCGCCGCCGAATAGCGACTTTTTACCGTGCTTGGCTAACTCGGCGTGCAGGTCGGCTTTGTCGCTTTCGTCGTTTGCCAGTCGTCCGATACGCGCGTGGATGCGACTGAGCGCCTGCTTGCGATCTTCCGGTGACAAATCGGCGGCATGACCATGTGGGGCGCTAGCGTCAGAACCAAGCGCGGCAATGGCTAAGCCGAGGTGCTTACGGTCCTGGATCGGCAGCTTCCACGTTGACGGCTTATCCGGGTCAGGCACAACCGCGTAATCCTCACTCGAAGTCGGACGGCCCGCGCCCTGCTTAAAATCAAGTTCCTTCTTTTTCGGCTTGGTCGACTCGTTGGCGTACAGCGCCTTGATTTGAGCCGCCGCATGATGTCGGCTCGGATGTGTGCCGAGTGCCGGGCCTGACGGCTTGCCATCAGCGCCTTTTTTATGCACCTTAAACTTGTCGCCATGAGGAACAATCATATATGGCATCTAACTCACCTTTGCCGCTGCTTGATTAATCAGCGATACGATCAACGCTTCAAATCCGGCTTGCCGCTTATCGACAATCGCCTGATCAAATTCACGCCCTTCGCTACCCGGATGATGCACCCCAGCGCTAAACACGTCGTTGCCAAATGCCCCGCCGGATTGCGAACCGACCACGCGCTTAACCGTTTTTGCCGTGTAACCGCTCATGAAGTGCAGTTTTTTGGCTTTAACCGGGAATATGTCATGCGGGATTGTGCCATTGTTCACATATCCGTACACTTCGTTATCGGTCCACACAGAGCCGACAATATCCGATCCCTGGTATGCGGCCCGGTCAACGTTGAAGTCCGGTGCTGATTTCCACGTAGCGGTTGTGCTGTCGAAGTCCGGTTTGATCATCGTGCTGGTTGCCTGATCGACTGCATCCATCAGCAACGACTCGCCAAGCGCCAGCCACGCCGCCGCCATATCAGGAGGTACGATAGCGGTAAACTGAGTCATGATACGTCCATTCCCCAGCTAACGGTACACCGACAATTCGACCCGCAATCATCCGAGCCGTCCCCTGGAACACCCACGCTATTCGCCATATCTTCCCAACTATCGTATACCCCCGCCTTGTCAGGACACGTTGCGCAATGTTCAGCCGTCGGGTCTAAGTGCCGTTCGACTTGCTGGTTATCGCCGTCTTGTCTGAAGAAGTCGCCAACACCCTGCCACAACGACTCCCAAAAATGCCCGGCATACTGGCCTATCCGGTTCACAAACCCCGCCGCAAGGTCGCTAAACGCCTTGTTGCCGACTTCCTTTGTGTTGCTGAGGACGGCGCTTTTCAGGTCGTCCAACATGCCGTCAAAGTAATCGTTCGACTTGTTCTTAATCAACTGTAGCTTGCGCTTGCCGAGTGCCGATGCACCTGGCGAATTGCCGCCGCTACCGTGGTCGAGTCCGGTGTTGAACGCCGCCGATAGCCCGCTGTTGGCAAGGGTCAGGTAATTGGCGCGCAGTTCGGCTAACCGGCTGTCAAGGTCACTTTCGCTTGACGGTGTGCCGCCATCGAAGAAGTCCTGCATCAGTCCCTTGAGCCGATCCTGGTAGGCGTTTGTGCGCGCGTGGAAGCGGGTTACATCGGGTTGCTTGCTTGCCGCCTTCTTAGCGGGTTTCATATCGCTAGTCGCCATACGCGGCGTTGGTTTCGGCTGCTGTGGCGGCGGCGGCTTGATACCACCGGGCGGCACTGGCGACGTTGCACCAAGCGCGGCTGGCGGTTTCGCTAATTGTGGTGGGCCTTGTTGGGCGGGTACGGTAGTCTGTTGCACCGGCACTTGTTCTTCGGTGTACGGTTGCTCAGTGCTGGCCGGCTCTGCGCTTTCGGCTGACTGCACGTTCTCAATAACATCTGGGTCAATCACGCCCGCGTTAACGAGCAGTGCCGTACCTTGCTCTGTGCTGATGTTCCCGGCTTGCTGCATCGTGCTCACGTTGGTAATGACCTGGAAATGGTATTGCGCCGTTGCCATTTGTTCGGCGTCGTCGGTGTAATCGAATTCCACCTCGCAGCCCAGCGCGTCAAGCACACCCCAGTTCAGCGCCCGCTCAATAGTGCTGGTAACATCGGCAATACCCTTGCCGCGCGCCTTTTCGTGCTGTACGGTTGCATCGGCTTTGGTTGCACCGCTACCCTGCCCCGGCCAGAACTCGCGCACATCAGTGCCGAACGCCAGCGCCAGGACGTTAACGTATGTTTCGGTGTCCGTCTTGGCATCAAATCCATCGGGCAAATGGGCCAGGTCAATAATACTGGTTTTAATCTCCTGATTGACCGACACAAGCCACGGGATACCACGATACCGGGTAAACCCCTGGTTATCGTCAACTTCTTTGCTGGCGTCAATCGACGCGTTGAACTGTTTCGGCGTTAAACCGGAAGCAGTGCCGAGTGCCCTCGTGAACCGCCCGCCCACCTTCTCATGCTTAAAAATCTCAATATCACGTTCGATCTGGGCAAAACGCAAACAACGGCTCACTGCACAGAAGCCGATCCCGCGTGCCAGTTCGTCGGGTTGCGGACAACTTGACCCGGTGATAATCCGGCTGTAGTGCATTTTGTGGTAGGCGCCAGTGTATGGGTTAATGTAGATGACTGGGTATTCGGGATCGAACGTGCGCCACACCTGTTGGCTGTCCATTGTCGATAAATAAGTAACCAATCGCGGGTTGAGCGGCTTGTCCGGTCTACCGGGGCCAACACGCTCAATGAAAAACCCGTTGTCGGTGGTCAACATGTCGATCACGAGCTTTTGCAAGTCCAGCGCGTGCAACATGTCGGTCGCTTTAGCTTTGTTGCGCGGCGGCCCGTTGATCTTCGCTGGCAACGCTGATATGCGCGCGCTGAACGAGTACACGCCGCCACTCAGGATCGCTTCAGTTTTCCAGAACGCGCGCAACTGCCGATCCCGCCGCATAGGGTAGTATCCCCACTGCACAATCTCGTCGGCAGCCTGCTGAAGCCCAAGAAACAGCGTACCGCCGCCCCACCATGCGCCCTCGAAACCGGGGCCAATGCCGGGCGCTGATGAACTGTCCCAGGGTGATTTTCGGGCGCGCGCTTGTACCGACTGCTGTTGTAAATCGGTTAAAACCGCATCTTCGATAGTGGCGTCTGCTGGCAACTGAAAAACTCCTAAGCATAAGCATAGGAGTCAAGCGTTATCTTGTGAAGGTGGACAGTTGTACGAGTTTAACGGTTGCCGGGAACCGGGATTATCGCGGCACTACGCCATGCGTTAGCCGATAGATCGACTTCACTCATCGGCGGATTGATGTTATCAAGGTACCACTGCGGCGGTAAATACTGAGCGCCGACGATACACAGTTTGCCGTTCAGCCGTTCGGCAATGCCATAGCGGAACATATTTTGTATGTGATGCTCAACGCCTGAGTGAGCTTTATTGAAGTGTTCGCCAATTTCACGTAATGTCGGACTGTTGCCGCCATGCTCGATAGCGTATGATACGCACCATGCGGAGATTGAGAACATTACATGCGGGCGTCTGATTGAATTCACGTTTTATCTAAAACTTTTTCCGGTATTTGCAATCCGCAACGATAACAACGCCAACCGCCAACGAGATGCACGAACTGATGCTGGCAGTCGTTGAATAGTTCAGAAGGTACACCCAACGACAATGCGACATACTCCCGCGCTATTTTATCTAGTTCGATCCACTTCTTATCGGCTTCACTTGGTTCAATCGGCTTAAACTCAGCCATTCTCACTCCGGCAAATAGAATCTTGCTCTGTCGTCGCACATCGACAATGCTACCGCCAAATCGATTTTTAAGCTAAGCGACCGCTTGACAATGCGCAATGTGTTCTTGTCCTCAGCCGTGCTGTTGGCGTTCTGAAGATGTTCCCGCATATCGGGAAAGTCGCCGTTGTGGACAATCCGCCGTGCCATAATGTTATCGTACAGCGCCTTGTCAGCGATCAAGCGCGGCTTTTCCTGCTGGAATTCCTCAAACGCCGCCAACCCTTCAATCGACAAATCAGTAACAAAGCTATGTAGCTGATACGGGTCATAGCAAACGATCACCACGTTGTACTCAGTACACAGCCAGCGCAACACGCCCTCAGGGTAATCGCGGTCAGCAGGATCGGCGGGGTTGCGATATTGGATCTTGCCATTGACCGGCAACCAGCGCCGGGCATAGCGCAGTGCCGTTTTATCGTCATGCCGTGATAGACAACATATGGCGAAACAATCATTACTTACCGCCGCGTCCAGAGCAACCACAACCTCCCTGTAACGGTTGAGCGCTGGCAACTCGGCAACCTTGCACGCGTCCCACCATTCGATCTGGATAAACGACTGCGTACTGCTTACCCATTGGTTATGGTGTATGCGCTCGAATTCGTTGGGTAACAGCTGCTGGGCTTCCGATTCATAGTAACTCG